GGGAGCCGATATGGCGGTTGCAATGTTCTACGTCCTGAAAGATGCCGTCGATAGGCTGTCCGTTGATCTGGCAAAACTGGAGGGCGATTGCCGCGTGGTCGATGCCATCTATGCCGCAAACGACGTCCGGCGCCAGATGGAACCTTGACAACTGAAGATTGGTAAAAGGGAGGCCGGGGATTACCCCGGCCTTTCCGTCTTGACTTGAGCAGAATATCTGATAGAATAGGAAAAGATTTTATGCACATAGAAGGGAATGAGGGACGATGAATAACGCCCGAAAAAGGTGTATAATCCCGACTCCCGTACACATAGGCGATGCGATGTTTATTGGAGTCGGGATGTCCGAAAACGGCGATAATGGCAAAAAGCCAGCAATTTCAAGCGTTTCGGAGGATGCGACCGTACCGGATGGCGAGAATGACAAAACCGACCGGTAATGAAATGCGCGTCCCGACTCCGCAACATCGAGGGTATGTGTATGAAATTGACCAACTTTTTTCTGCATAAAAACCGAATATTCCTCGCATAACTGTGGATGCGGAAAAGCCCCGGCCGGTGTGGTCGGGGCTTGTTTTATGTCTTGTATTTGAACCGGTGGGCTGTGCCGTTTCGGAAGGTGATGGCGGTGATCCGTCCGTCCGTTGCTTCGACCTCCTGCACGATGTTCAAAACGAAATCCCTGATTGCCGTTGGGTCGAGTGTGCGGACGAGCTTCTCATAGTCAACGCTGGCGTCCTCGATCAGCTTGTTGACCATGATGAAGTAGCTGGCTTTCTTCAGGAAATCCGAGCTGTCCTCGCTGCTCGAAAGACCGGTTGCGGCCAGCTCGGCTATCCGCTTGCCTGTCTCCGCGAGCTGGCGTTCGATGTTGGTACGCTCAACGATGAAATCCTTCTCCGGCATCGCCTCGTCGTCGTACAAAAAGAGCGCGTTCAGACGAGAGAGCGCCGTCTCCAGCTTTCGCTTACGCGCCCGCAGGTTGTCCATATCCCGTCCCTCGCCGCTGGCTGAGGTGAATGCGTACTGAGGGCGATACTCGACAGCCTCACCAGCCTCCGCGAAAGACGACAGAAGCTGTTGGATGGCTTCGGAATTGATGCCCTCGACGTCCTTGAATGTCTCGCCGCGCAGCAGCTTACGCTCCAGAACATCCGGCTGCACGTCTGCTGCGCTGTTGCGAGCTGCTCTGATGATGTTGGCGGCGTAGTTCAGGACGAAGGAGCCGACCGTGAGATCCGAGATGTACTTGTTGGTGCAGGTCGTTCCCTTGCGGCGACGGCTGGCGCAAGCATACTGAGAGGGACGGAAACCGTTCGCCCTACGCCTATCTGCTGAGGCCGACATATTTGACCCGCAGATGCCGCACCGCATCAGGCCGCTGAAGATGTGTGTATGCTTTCTGGCGTATGACTTGCCCGGTGTCGGTGTCCCACGCCTGTTCCGCGTGAGCAGGAACTTGATACGGTAGAACTGATCCTCGCTCAAGATAGGCTCGTGATGATGCTCGACGCAGACCCACTCGCTCTCGTCTCGCCTCTCGACGCCCTTGCCGTCAGAGTGGACATTGTAAACATACTGACCGATGTACCACGGGTTCGTAAGAATGACATGGACTGAGGTCGGCGTCCACGCGAAGCCGCGCCGCGTCTTTACGCCGGCGTCATTGAGCCACTTGACGACGTGCAGAAGCGACTGATGTTCCTCATATAGCTGCGCCATCCGGCGCACATAGCCCGCCTCCGTCTCACACAACTGGAACGAGGCTGTTTCCTTATCCCAAAGATAGCCGTATGGGACGCGACCGCCGTTCCACTGGCCGTTACCTGCTCTCGACAGCATGACGGCTGTGACGCGCTCAGAAGTTTGCTTCCGTTCGAACTGCGCGAAGACCATGATGATCTGGAGCATTGCCTCGCCCATTGCCGTCGAGGTGTCGAACTGCTCGTTCTTACTGACAAAGGCGACGCCGAGATGCTTCAGTTCCTCGCTCATGGTGGCAAAGTCGATGATGTTACGGCTGATGCGGTCGATCTTCCAGACCAGCAGGTGCGAGAACTCACCGGTGCGGATGCGATCCATCATCGCCTGATAGTCCGGTCGGTCTGTGTTCTTGGCAGAATAGCCGGGGTCAGTGAACACGACGTAGTCGTTGATGCCAAGAACCATCTGACAGTAAGCAATCAGCTCGCGCTCCTGCACCTTCAGCGAGTCCTTGTCGACCTGCCAGTGGGTCGAAACGCGAATGTATATCGCCACCTTGAGGGCGGATAGTTTGTCTCGAATAGACATAAGAAGACCTCCGTTTGAGAAATTATTGGACAGTCCACGGACAGTCCTGCGGAAAGTCCGAGGATTTTCCATGGTAACCGTCACCTACACCGTCACCTACACCGTCACCGTCACCGTATCTATACCGGAAGATAATATAAGGGCGAGGCGTCGCTGCGCGAGCCCCGCCCGAAAGTGATTTGACTCAGTAAAGGACCTCGATTAGATGCTTGAACATTCCGTCGTCAAGATCGCATAAGCACTTCGTCCCGTCCTTAAAAACGATGGAGACAGTGTGAATGCCCTTCTTCTTGGCGGATGAAGCGCCTGCAATGGCGCCGACAGCGCCGAACGCGGCAGCTCCGAGAATACCGCGAGTTACGCTGCTGCCGAAGCTCGTATTGGTCTCCTCGCCGATGACCTCGTAATGGTCGACCGTATCCTTGTTGATGAATGTCTTCTTGCCGAGACCAAAGGCACCGTAGATATACAGCCCCTTCTTGGCGTTCTTGAAGTCGATGTACCCCTTGTAGTCGCCTGCTGTGATGACGTTTGTGATAGTCATGGTCAATGAACCTCCACATCAGATTTTGCAACAGAGAGAGCGAATTGCTCCGCCGCTGAGACGAACGCGATCTCTTCGGAAAGCACCTTGCCGATGTCGGCGTAGTAGAACCCTGCCTCGTACTCATACGGAGGCGTTTTGCAACGACGCAAGTCTACGAAAGGTTTGTATGCCTCAAGGAACGGCTCCGCCTCAAAAGAGAAGACCCCAGCGCGTTCCAGAGCTGCCTTGATGCGCCCTGGCATAATGTAGAGATCCGCGTGTCCGCCGGAGATGCCGAATGTGAACAAAGCGAATGAGCGACCATCGGGTGTGGAGAGCTGAATGGTCAGCTCGGTCGGCATGATTTTGACAGATAGACCGGTTGCGGACTCCAATGTGTACACCAGCTCCGTGATTTCGTCTGGATCGTATCCACCGTTTTCAGAGAACCGGTTGATGAACTCGCTGCGGGACAGGATCGGGCCGCTGACATACTTCCATTTGCGAGGCTCTTCGACGACTGGCGTAAACGGAACGGCTCGCCGCTCAACTATGGACGTCTTCGTCAGGAGGTAGGGAATGACGATGGTTTCGTCTCCGCGCTCGTAGACCTCGATCTCGGCTAAGGCGAGGTTGAACGACATTGAGGCGTTGTCGTTCAAGAAGTCAGCAAGCTGCTGCACACCGGTGCGGATGCCATCGCCGATGATAAGAAGCAGAAAAGAAGCGTTCTCCAGATTGACATTCAAACTGTCCGTGAGAGACTTTTCATCCGAAAAAGACAGAAACCCCTTCGCTGCCATCAGGTCGATGATCCGGTGCGCCTGACCGTTCTTGCGATAGGTGTAGTTGTACGCAATCTCGTCCAGCTTGGCTGCGTCCCACTTCTGAAGCTCTTTGGCGTAGTCAATGATCTGAGCGACGACAGTGCGACGCGCCTCCTGATTGCGGTATAGCTTTGTCTCCACGATGACGATGCCACCTGTCGGAGTGACATACAGATTGTCGATATAGCCCTGAGTTTCACCAGAGCCGACCGGAACCTCGCGGCCGATGCAGACGAGGTCTTGGTATTCCGGCGAGACGCCGGCCGCGGGGATCATGGCGGGGTTGTCCTCCAGTAGTTCCTGAAGCCACGCCTCGTTGAAGTTGCCAGACATGAACGGTGTGCGCGTCAATGGTGCAACCGAGCCGTTCGTGCCGATACAGAATGCACTCCTGTGAGTGCGCTCACCGTAGATCATGGTCAATTCTCCTTTCGATATTTGTTCAGAACAGCTTGAATTACTCTCCGGTCTTCGGGGGAAGCGACCTCGTAGAGGTCTGCGACATCCTGAATCTCCTGCGGCATGACGTTATACCGTTCGCCGGAAAGACCGAGCAGCCAGTCAAGCGAGACGTCGAAGAAATCGGCGAGGCGCATCAGGTTCGGGAGATCTGGCGTCCGCCCGCCGGACAGGTAGCGGTGAATAGTGGTCGGCGCCATGTTTGTTTCTGTGCCGAGGTCGACAACAGCAAGCCCTCGCGCTTCAATAAGGGCGGTCAGGTTCGCTCTGAATTTGGAAAAGTCCATAGTAATAGTCCTCCTGTTACCGATCTGCTTATATGATATTGCATCGCGGCCTGCTTTGCAAGAAAAAACCTACCGCTACTGACCAAAAAAATACCGAAAGCGGCCGAAAAACTCTTGACAATGACCGATTGGTAAGTTATGATAAGTACAACGGTAACACCAAACACCAAAAGGAACGGAGGTGAACGAGATGAAACCGCTCGAAATCAAAGGAGCCCGCACAAGGCTTGGATACACGCAGCAGTACATGGCAGACAGGCTCGACATATCCTTGGACACATACAGGAAGAAGGAGAAGGGAGTCATTAAGTTCGCCGACACCGAAAAGGTGACTGTTGCGAAGCTGCTGGAGCTGACCGCCCAGCAGGTGAACGACTTTTTTTTCGACGGGCAGTTACCGATTGGTAATGCTCAAGATGTGACGCGGTAATTTGTTTTCTTTTTACCGACGAACGACCGATTGGTGCGTTTGCCTTGTCACTATGGTCATTATAAGCGATTGGAGGGCGAGAAAAAATGGGTCGTGGAGCCACGAAAGCGGCAGGTAATGTCTGGTACGAAGCCAGAATGGAAGCTGCAAAATGGAACGACAAGCTCCTTAGCCGAGCTGGCGCCGCGGAGGCGCTGAATATGTCTGAGGATGCGGTGAAGGACGCAGAACTTGGCTTGAACAAGTGTATGCCCGTAGATAAGGCTGTCCTGATGGCGGATCTCTACCGCAAGCCGGAGCTGCGGAACTACTACTGCCTGCATGAATGCCCGATTGGCAGAACGCTCGCCATCTCGGATGAAGCACCGGGGCTGGAGCGCGTGACAGTGAAGCTGCTCAAGAACCTGCGCGTCGAGGACTTGGAAGGCGTCAAGGACAGGCTGGTTGACATCGCAGAGGATGGGAGGATCAGCGATGACGAGAAGCCGGCGCTGGAGGAGATATTGACCTATCTCGACCGATTATCGAAGACGGTGAGCGAACTCCGCATCATCGGCGAAAAGGCACTTGGAAATGGGTGGCGCGATGAATGCTGATGAAATCGTCCGAATCCTCGCCGAACAGTACGGCATCCGAGGGGCTGCCGAACTCGACCAGAGAATCCGAGAACAGAAAGCTCTCGACATATCAATATTTCGCAGTATAGCCAAGGAGGAAAAGGCATCATGACCAGAATGGAAAGACGGAGACGCAGACAGCGCCAGATACGGCGGCGCGTGGCGCTGGCGCTCACGGTGGCGGCGATTACGACTGCTGCGGTAACGGCGGCGGTGACGAGCATAAACGCCGACGCGGAAGATACCCCGATGGAAGCCATGCCGACGGCAGAAGAAGTCGTGAAGCAGGAGCCGATGGCGGAGCCGGTGCAGCTCGTTTACGAAACGCCTCTATGGGCGGAAGAACCGGAGCCTCTCGCGCAAGAGGTAACGGAAGACCCGGAGGAGCCAGAGAAAATCGAGCAGGCTCTGGTGGAGCAGGGATACCTGCACGAGGAGATACCACTCAATTTCGACCTGCAATGTCACCTGATTACCGTCTGCGAGGAGTACGGAGTTCCGTACCATATCGCGCTGGGCGTCATACAGGCAGAAAGCTCGTTTACAGCGGACGCATCGAACGGAACCTGCTTCGGGTATATGCAGATCAACAAGATCAACGCCGAATGGCTCTCTGAAAGCATCGGCGTGACCGACCTGACCGACCCGTACCAGAACTTACGGTCTGGGGTGTTCATCTTGAGCGACCTGTTCGGAGACTACGGAGACTGGCACAAGGCTCTGATTGCGTACAACTACGGTCCGTCCGGCGCTCAGGAGCACGTCTTCAGCAAAGGATACACGACCACTGGTTACAGCAGAGCGGTGATGGAATACGCAGACGCTTGGCTGGAGGTGGTCGGAGAATGATCGACACCGGCAAGCTGAACTTTGACGCACTGGCCGACATCGTATTTGACGTACAGCGACGTGAAGGATACCAGTTCGAGCTGGACGACATCGCCGAAATCATCCGGTACACGGTGAGAAAGGCCGACCTGAACCACAGGGATGCGGATTACGTTCCGATCCTGTTCGAAAACGAACTGCGCGACCATGTGATGCGCGAAAGAATCAATGAAATGGGGAGGAGAAACTTATGTGCGACATCTGTATGCGCAGCCCTTGCCTGAGCGGCTGCCCGAACGCTCCGGACCCGACGCCGGTAACGCACTGCTGCTCCTGCGGAGAGCCGATTATTCCCGGCGACGAGTACGGAATTATCGACGGTGAGGCGTGGTGCGAGGACTGCTTGAAAGACCTGCCGCTCTGCGTCCTGATACCGAAGCTGGGCGGAGAATGGAGAACCGCGAGTGAGGAGGACATACCTGATGGATACGACGGTTAAGATTCCGGAAACGCCAGAGCTTCGGTTCGACGAAAAAAGCCACATCTACCGGCTGGACGGCGTAGAGATACCGAGCGTATCGCGGGTCATGGAGCCATTGAAAGCGTCAAGTTACGCAGGCATCAGCGAGAAGACGCTGGCGCGGGCGGCGGATAAAGGCTCGTCTGTCCACAACAGCATCGAGAACTGGCTGAAGTTCGGCATTGATGACATCCCGGAGGAGCATAGACCGTACTTCGATGGATTTCTGGAATGGTGGAACGAGTACCAGCCGGAAGTGGTTGCCTCCGAGGTGAAGACCTACCACAAGCTGATGCGATACGGCGGGACGATAGACTTGCTGGCGTATATCGGCGGGAAGTTGACGCTGATCGACTTCAAAACGACGTACCGGCTGCTGGAAAAGACCTGCGGGGTGCAGCTTGAAGCCTATGCTCAGGCACTGGCAAGCCACGGTATTACGGTCGAGGAGAAGCACATCTTGCACCTGACGAAGGATGGAAAGTGGGCGTATCCAGAGTTCCCCGCAAAAGATCCTGTCCGCTGGCGCGTATTCAGCGCCCTGAAATGCGTGTACGACTACACGGTAGCCTGAAAATATGAAAGGAGTGTCAGTATGAACGAAGCAGCCGTTATTGGCAACAACGCCCTTGTCCTTGACACGAAGGAAGAGGAGAACAAGCTCGGCAGGCAGGTCAGCCTGATCGAGCAGAAAGCAGAGTCGGTCGTGGTCGACAGCGATGATGGATTCGCCTATGCGGGCGAGCTGACCAAGCAGGTCAAGCAGATGCAGGCGAAGGTGACCGACTACTGGGAGCCGATGCGTAAGACCACCTACGAGGCGTACAAGTCGGTGACCGACCACAAGAAGGAGATGCTCGACCCGCTGGCGTCCGCCGAGAAGATCCTGAAAAAGAAGATGGGCGCCTACACCTTGCAGAAGGAGAAGGAACGCCGCGAGCGCGAGGAGGAGCTTCGCCGTCAGGCTGAGGCTGAGATGAACCGTAAGCTGGAGGAGGCCGCCAAAGCTGAGAGCGAAGGCGACGCACTCGGCGCGGAGATGGCAATGACCGAAGCGGAGGTCATGGAGAATGTAGCGACTACCGCCGTTATCAAGCCCGAAGCACCGACCATGAAGGGCGTAAGCACAACGAAGACATGGAAAATCACGAAGGTTGATTCCACGACCGTTCCGACCCACGTTCAGGGCGTGGAAATCCGCCCGGTTGATGAAAAAGCAGTCCTCCGCCTGATTAAGGCGACCAAGGGAACCATCAAGATCCCCGGCATCGCCTACGAGAAAGATGTGGCGGTCAGTGTCCGCAAGTAATTTCGACACAGGAGGTCAAGAATATGAGCACCGCATTGAGCAAGGCCGAACAGAACGCGCTGACTGTCAGCTATGACGTTCTCGGCACCCACGTCGAACTGGACCTCCAGTTCGTCAAAAGCTACCTCGTAAGAGGAAATCCTGAGAAGATCACCGATCAGGAGATTGTGTTCTTCATGAACACCTGCAAAATGCAGAAACTGAACCCGCTGGTGGCTGGCGAGGTCTACTGCATCAAGTTCGGCAACGAACCGGCGCAGATGGTCGTCGGCAAGGGGGCATACCTCCGCAGGGCATTCGAGCATCCTGACTATCTCTGCAAGGAAGACGGCATTGTAGTCGTCAGGGGGAGTGACATCCTCCAGAAGGAAGGATGCTGCCTGTATCCGGGAGAGACTCTTCTGGGCGGATGGTGCCGCGTCCACTTCGTCCGCAACGGCAAGGAACGCACAGCGTTCAAGGAAGTTCAGCTCGCCGAGTATGACAAGGGACAGGCGAACTGGAAGAGCAAGCCGGCAACGATGATTAACAAGGTTGCCATCAGCCAGTGCGTCCGCGAGGCGTTTCCGAAGGACTACGAGGGTCTGTACTCCGAGGAGGAGATGATCGCGTCCGGCGCAATCCCGGCGAACTACACGATTATCCCCGAAACCGGAGAAGTCATCGAGGACGATCCGACCATCACGCAGGAACAACGTCAGACAATGTTCAAGATGGCACAGTCTGCGTTCGGCGCGGAGGAGGGCAACAACCTCCTGAAACGCCTGCTGAAAGAAGAGGGATACGAGTCCACCCACGAACTGCCGACCTCGGTCTTCAACAAGGTTGTCAACCGCATCATGGAGCTGAAGGCACAGAAAGAGGCTGACGATGCGGAAAACGGAGAACAGGGCGAGGAAGCCGGCACCTCCGACAATCAGTAAGCAATCAAAAGGCGGTGCAAAACCGCATGACATGGAGGTGAGACCGTGGCGTGGATCAGCGTACACGAAACCATAAAAGGCCCGAAGCTGCGTGAGTTCCGCAAGCAGCTCGGGTGTTCCGAGTTCGAGGCAACGGGAGTGCTGATTTACCTGTGGCTTTGGGGACTCGACAATGCAACGAAGGATGGGCTGATCCTCTCGGCTGACGAAGACGACATTGTGCAGTTCATCTCGTACGCGGGAGCTGGGTGCTCGCTCGAACCGAAGAAAATCGTAAAGGCTCTGTTCGACAGCGGTTGGTTGGACTGGACGGAGAGCGGCATCTACATCCACGACTGGGATGTGTGGCAGGAGCAGTGGTACAAGGTGAAAGAGAACCGCGAGCGAGACGCAAGGCGTAAGCGTGAAAGCCGTCGCCATAAGCCCGTGATCGAGACGACCGCAGACGCTCTGGCGGACAGTCCGGCGGACATTCCGCCGGATAGTCCACCGGAAGTTCCGGAGACACCTGAAGCGCCACCGCAGGGTGGCGACGAAAAACCACAAGACCCCGCATACCCGACGCCATTTGAAGACTGGTGGACGGTGTACCCTCGGAAGATCGAGAAGGGGTACGCTTACAAGAAGTATCAGGCGAGGCGAAAGGATGGGTATTCCGATGCGGAGCTGCTCGAAGCGGCAAGGAACTATGCGGCACAGTGCAAGAAGCTGAAGACCGAGAAGCAGTACATCAAGCACCCGAAGACATTCCTCAGCGAATCGCTTCCGTTCCTCGACTTCATTCCAAAGAAGGCGCAGCCGGAAGTGGTCGAAACCGCGAGCGGAGAAAACCCGTTCCTCAGATACAGGGGTGATGACGAATGAACTTCGACCCATATTCGATGCTCAAGACCATAGCCGACAGAGGCATAGCGAACCAAAAGGTCAATCCCGGCGATACATACGACGCCGACGGATGCCTGACCTGTGGAGTCTGCAAGCGCCCGCGGCAAAAGTTCATCATGGTAGCCGCACCGACAGACGCGGAGCCTGAGCGAAAGATGCGGATGAAGGTGACGACGCAGTGCGATTGCGAGGTAGCCAAGGAGAACGCAGAAAAACGGCTTAAAGAAGATCAGGACGCGATGGAAAAAGTCATGCGCCTGCGAAAGGCCAGTCTGATGGATGCCAAGTTCAAGGGTGCGACTTTCGACAACTTCTCGGTGACGAAGAGCAATGAGCGGAACCTGAAGCTCTGCAAGCGATATGCCACAGCATTCGACGCGATGCTGGAGAAGAACCAAGGATTGATACTCTGGGGGAACGTCGGAACAGGAAAGAGCTTTGCTGCTGCTTGCATCGCAAACTACCTGCTCGACCACGGCGTTCCGGTGATTATGACGTCACTGGTCAAGCTGCTGGAGCTGATTCAGGGCGGTGAGGAGAAAGAAACTGACATCCTCGCAAGGCTGAACAGCGCGAAGCTGGTGATTTTCGACGACCTCGGAGCTGAGAGAAACACCGACTACGCCCTTGAGAAGATTTACAACATCGTTGACAGCCGGTATCGCAGGCAGAAGCCGATGATCTTCACGACGAACCTGACCGTTGCCGAAATGCAGGAGGAGACAGACATCCGGTACAGCCGCATCTATGACCGAGTGTTCGAGGTGTGCTACCCGATGCAGTTCATCGGTCAGAGCTGGAGAATGAAGACCGCCAGCAGGCGCTTCGATGAAATGGAGCAACTGCTCAACGGAGAATGAGAGGTGACCACAATGGAGAAGAACAGCCAGATGCACTACCTCAAAATCGGGAGTGAAGCCGACCGAGTAACGGTTGCTTCGATCCTGTATAAGAACGGCTACTCCGTCCGGCCAGTCAAGCAGAAGAAAGACGGGCGGAGCAACGAGTACCTCGTCAAGTATTGGATTGGCGAGACGACGGTGGAGGGGGTCGAGATGCCGAAATGAAAGTGAAGTTCACGGTGCTCGGCGAACCGCAAGGGAAGGGGCGACCGCGATTCCGAAACGCGGGAGCATTCGTCCAGACATACACGCCTGATAAAACAGCGTCGTATGAGAACCTGATTAAAGTAGAGTACAGGCGGCAGTGCAGGGACTTCAAGTTCGAGCCTGAGACTCCTGTTGACGTCAGAATTACCGCATACTACGGCATCCCGAAGAGCAAGTCGAAGAAGACGCAGAAGCTCATGGAAGAGCGAAAACTCCGACCTCTCAAGAAAGCGGATGCAGACAACGTCATCAAGGTGTATCTGGACGCACTGAACAAACTTGCCTATCACGACGACGTGCAGGTTGTAGACCTTCAGATCAGGCGGTTTTACAGCCGAGACCCGCGTGTGGTAGTCACGCTGCAAGAAGCAGAAACATGGTAACGAAATAGGAGGTAAACATGAAGAAACTCGCAACGCTCAGCGCCGGCCGAATCTTCAACTTCGCCGGTGAACAGTTCGTTGTTCTGGAGCAGCGTGACGGCGCCGCGTTTGTCCTGCTGGCTCAGAGCAAGGAGTCCTGCCCGTTCAACGACAAGGACAATGCGGAGAACCGCAACGACTACACCCGCTCCACCTTGAAGGAGCGCATCGACAAGTGGGTGGAGACCCTGCCTCGCACCTCGGAGGAGGCCGCGGCCATTCTCCCGTTTGAGGTGGATCTGAGCTGCACCGACCGTAGCAAGAGCTACGGAACCATCACGGTCAAGGCAGCACCCATGACGCTTTGGCAGTACGGCCAGTTCAAGGAGTTGATCCCGCTGAACGAGGATGACTGGTACTGGCTCGTCACGCCTTGGGCGTGTCGGTGGCTCCGCTCCCCGTACACCTACGGCTCCAGCAGCGTGTGGGGCGTCTACTCCAACGGCAACTTCAACAGCTACGACGCATCCTACTCGCGCGGCGTCCGCCCCGCTTTGCTTCTTAACTCTGACCTCTTGGTCTCTTTGGACGACGAGGTCGAGAAGGAGTCCTGCGACGAAGGCGATACCTGCACCTGTGGAAAGACTGTGGACCTCTCCGGCGTATGCACGAAGGACCTGATGGCGGAGATCTACCGCCGCATCAGTGCAGAAGAATGGGAAGACGACGATGCGTGACGAACTTGAGTTTGACGGCTTCTGGGAAGGGGCAACGCCGTACCGTTGCGATTGCTGCGGGAAGGTAGAAAAGTTCCGCTTCGACAGCAAAGACGAAGCATTCGACTCTAAGAAGCACCGCAAAATCCTGCGCGAGCGTGGGTGGCTCACGACCAAGGTGAACGACCAGTGGAAAGACTTCTGCTCTGAAGAGTGCAGAAACAAATACATCCGGAGCAATACGCTCTGAGACTGAAGGAGGAACATACAATGTGCAGCACCAATGAAAGAAACCTGAGCCTGAATGGCGACACCTTCGCAATCCTGAAAGAGCAGTTTGACAAGATCCTGAACCGCACCGTCGGCAATATGGAGATGAAGGGCGCAGACGACGCGGTCATCACTCTGAAGCTGAGCGTCAGCCTCGAAAAGAGTTCCGTGACCGTCGGTGACGACATCAAGGAGGTCACGAAGCCGACCTTCAAGCACGACATCTCCTCGGTGATGCAGGTCAAGGACAAGGTATCCGGCCAGACCACCGACGATTACGCGCTGGTGTGGGATGAAAACGAGAACAAGTACGTTCTTCGCAAAATCGAGAATGGCCAGATGTCCTTCGATGACTTCGACGCCAATGGGAACCCAATCTACGATGCGGACTACCACGAAGTTCCGGCAATCGGAGAAGGCACCAGAGGGCTTCCTGAAGCCGCTGAGAGCAACGGCACGGCAGACGGTGAAGATACCTCGGACGAAGCGGATGACACGACTCCTGACGCTTCTGGCGAGTTTGGCGACGGTTCCGTCGACCCCGCGCATGATCCGACCACGCCGTTCGGCTGGCTGCGACAGTTTATCGGCGAGAGCATGAACGTCACCGAGGCGATGGGCAACTACACCGTCCGCACCCAGAGCAACAAGGTTGTTCTGTCCTCTGCGACCGGGAGCGAGAATCCGTTCTATTGCCCCGCGGAGAAACTGAGCCCCCACGTCGGCCACGAGGTCGTGTGCGTAGGTTACGGCGGCGAGGAGATCGTGAATATCTCCATCGAGTGCGAGGACTGCAAGGAGGTCCTGTTTGACATCAATGCACCCGGCGTCAATGACGGAGCCGACGCGGACACAGCCGATAACGCCGAGGAAAGCGCCGACGTGAGCGAGACGGACGGCTACGAGTACGACAAGCCCGAGGAGGAATGACCTCCTCGGCTCTGAAAGGAGGGTGGTCGGATGAAAACCCCGATTGACATCGTCAAGGGACGGATCACCGACATCGACGAGCACGGTATCGTGACCATCAAATGCAGATATGATGACTGGCGAACGCTGCTGCGAAGGCAATACAGCGAATGCCTCGTCCAGATGATCGACAGCCGACCGCTCTCCGACAAGCAGCGCAGAACCTGCTACAAGCTCCTGCGGGAGATTTCCAACTTCACGGGCATGGGACTGGACCCGACCAAAGAGTACATGAAGCTGAAGTTCTTGGTGGAAGACCTCGAACAGACCGCTGACCAGATGTTCTCTCTGAGCAATGCTCCCATGAGTCTCGTGTGCGCTTTCCAACGGTTTCTGGTACATTTCATCCTCGATTGGGACATTCCGTGCAGCTTTCCATTGCTCGACTTCGTAGACGACGTTCAGGATTACATCTACGCCTGCCTGTCGAGCAAGAAGTGCTGCATCTGCGGAAAGCCGTGCGATCTTCACCATGTCGACCATGTGGGAGCCGGACGCGACCGAGACGAAATTATCCACGAGGGCATGGAAGTCCTCCCGCTTTGCAGAGAGCACCACACCGCGGTACACGCCATCGGCTGGCTGACATTCCAAGAGAAGTACCATCTGAATGGCGGCGTCGTCCTCGACAAGGATCTCTGCAAAATCTACAAGCTGAAGCGAAAGGAAGAAAACGAATATGCTGAACAGGATTGTACTGATGGGGCGCCTGACCCGCGACCCTGAACTCCGCAGAACCGGTAGCGGAACCGCCGTCTCCTCGTTCTCCATCGCAGTTGACCGAGACTTCAAGGGGCAGAGCGGTGAGAAGGAGACGGACTTCATCGACATCGTCGCGTGGAGGAACACCGCTGAGTTTGTCAGCAAGTATTTCACGAAGGGTCGCATGGCTGTTGTGGAGGGCAGACTCCAGATCCGCGACTGGAAGGACAAGGAGGGTAACAACCGGCGCAGCGCGGAGGTTGTAGCCGACAATGTCTATTTCGGGGATAGCAAGCGTGACGGAGACGCTGCGGGAGGCAGCTACACCGGCGGCCAGACGGCGCAGAGCGGAGGGTTCAATGAAATCGACGAGGATGACGGCGAGCTGCCGTTCTAAGTGGAGGAGTTGGTTGGATGATTAAGACCAAGATTGAATGGTGCGACTCCTCGTGGTCTCCGATAACCGGATGCTACCATCCCTGCCCATACTGCTACGCCAGAGCCACAGCCAACCGTTTCAAAGGATGCGACATAGCCGAAAGCGGCGCGGCGGACACGCTCGTTGTGGACCTGAAGGAACGGTTGAAGGTAACGAACAAGGACGGCGTGACCAGAAATGCTGCGTACCCGTTTGGTTTCACTCCGACCTTCCACGAGTACAGACTGGATGATCCAAGAACCAAGGGGTTCGGAAAGACGATTTTCGTCTGCTCGATGGCTGATATGTTCGGTAGCTGGGTTCCGGAAGAGTGGATCGTGAAAGTCTTCGACGCCTGCAAAGCTGCGCCCGGTCACAGGTATCTGTTTCTCACCAAGAACCCACAGAGGTACATAGACCTCTACAACGCCGGCATCCTGCCGGACGGAGACGAGTTCTGGTACGGCTCGACTGCAACGACTGCGGATGTGCCGGTGTTCTGGTCAGAAAAGCACCACACATTTGTCAGCGTCGAGCCGATCCTCGGGCCGTTCAATTCGGAGGACGGCCTCAAAACGATGGGCAACACGGATTGGTTTATCATCGGAGCTGAAACCGGAAACCGAAAAGACAAGGTGATTCCGAAGCGAGAGTGGATTGAAGGCATTGTCGACTACGCAAAGGCTACTGGCAAGCCGGTGTTCATGAAAGACAGCCTGAAGCCCATCTGGGGCGACGATCTGATTACGGAGTTCCCGTGGGAGGCAGAAGAATGAGCGTCGTAGCAGCAAAGGTTTACGAAAATGGCACCATCAGAGTCGCTGCCGACTCGATTATTGTATCCGGTTGGTCGAAAAGAACGAGCAATTTCGGAAAACTTGAGCAGATCAATGGCATGATAATCGGTAGCGTCGGCACCGCCTATGAAGCGTCCTTGATGTGGCAGTACATGAGAACCCACAAGCCGGACGGAGGGACAGAAAAAGACGTCCTTGCTTTTATCGTTGAGTTCGTGAGGTGGAAACGAGAGCTTACCGGAGATGCGACGGTGGTGAACGATTACCTGCTGGCGTACAAGAACAAGCTGTTCGAGGTGTCCGGATTGTTTGTTCATGAAATACAGGACTATGTTGCGATTGGAGCTGGATGCGATTTTGCAACGGCTGCCCTATACCTTGGTCATTCCCCAGAGGAATCGGTCAAAGCTGCTTGCACGTTGTCCTGCGTGGTCTCCGAACCGATTGTATCGTGCGAAATGTAGGAGGTGCGATATGGGCAAGAACGGATACCTACAACGGCAGAGAAACACGGTCAATGTCTACCGGCAGGCGGAGAAGGAGACCTACATCCAGTTCATGACCGATACGCTGATCCTGACTCTGAATGACCCAACGGTGATGGGAAAGGACGTGTTCGGCGAGAAGCGGATCAAGAAGGTCGTAGAAGCGTGGGGCAAGGTGTTCGACAAGTTCCACGGAGCACTCGAAAAGGGAGACGAGCAGGACTTCTGGCAGGTTAAACTCGACATGAACCTTATGGGCGTTCTGGGAGAGAAGGACTTCGTTCCCTTCGCAAAACGGTACGAGTGGGTGAAGGAGGGCTGACCTCCACGGTGCTCGGAGAGAGTGAGGTGACGGGCTGCCCGAGCTATGGACGAGAAACGATATGACACCGACGCGGTGAAGGCAAAGCTGGCGGAATACGTCGAAAAGGTGAAGTATTACCGGCATCAGTGCGAAAGAATGGATCGGCTCCAGACGAAAATCATAGGTGTGGGCGCTCAGGTTCTCTCCGATATGCCAAAGGCTCCAAGCCACGACAACGACAGGGCTGCCGACCTTATCGCCCAGAAGATAGACCTTGAACAGGAACTGGGCGATACAGTAGCGGAACTGCTGGAGGAACGGCACGGAATCGAGAAAGCGATACGGTCACTGAAGAACGCAGATCAGCGAGCGGTGATCCTGAGCCGATACATCGACGGTGACAGCTTCAAGGATGTCAATGAGCTGGTGTTCGGAGGCAAGGCGGATTTCGCCGACAAGGAGGAAAGCTACATGAGAAGGGTGTTCAACATCCACGGAGAAGCCATGATCGGGCTGGCAGCGTATTACGGGCTGTATCAAGTGGATACAGAGGATACAGCGGAAGCGTAGCTTATACTCCATCATCCGGCGACATTCCAACGGTTTTAGAAGCCAATTTGCAGCAGAGGACGGCAGAGATGCCGCCCTCTCTTTTTGATGCGCGATAAATAGATATGTTGATTAGTAAGAAAATATTTCAGCAAAATCAACGGAAAACACTTGACTTAGGTGCACGGTGTCGTATAGTTAAGATACGATAAATCATACACAAAGCCCGGAAGGCAGGAGGATACGAAGATGACCAGATTTCAGATGGAACTCAGCGGGAAGCTCGGCCAGTTCTGGCAGAACGAAGCCCAGAAGGAACTTGAGCGCGTGAAGTCCGACTTGGACTCGTGCAAGATTATCATTGACAGCGACGGCGTTGCCCGCAACAGCATTGGCCGTGCGCTGGCTGATGATATGCTCGAAAAGGTTGAATTGGTCGCTCCAGACTGCGTGAACGTGTCCGCTACTCGCGCCACCTACGAAGCAGAGGTGCGGGAGGCTCTGAAAGGTTACGCCAGTCGGCAGCCAAGCGGCGAAGAGATGCACGAAATGAGATCGATTTTCGGCGCCGGAACTACGGTGGTCGATGTCCTGAGCGGAAGGAGATATGCGGTATGAAAAATGGCGGCTGGGTTCGGTGGAGACATTGGACAGAGAACGGACTGGTAGCGTTCGGGCAGATGCCGCTCCGAGATGTCGGGCGGGAGCTTCAGAAGTTCGAGGCTGAAGCCCTCAAGATTCTGAAAGAGACCGGCGCAGACCACGTCCTGTACGGCGTGAAGGAATACGACAGCGACGGGGATCTGGATATGGTGCGTTTCTATCTGGAACCGATGTCGGAGCAGGAGTTCGAGGATCGCGTTGTGAAGAACAGCGCAGGGATGACGGTCTATGCCGTACATAAGAGATAAGGAGGAATGCGAAATGAAACTGAAGGACATGGTGGAACTGTTGTCAAACAACGATGCCTGCGTGGTACTGAAGGTGAAAGACGGGCAGGAAATGAACCTGATCTCGCTCGGCTGCTTCAATGGAGATGAAGTGATGATGCGCCTGACGAAAGGAAGAGATGTGACCTGCACGTTGTTCCGAAAGAACGGCAAGAGCTTCTCGTGGCACTGGGGAGCAAGCGGGTTTACGCTGGTCACAGATCAGGCGTGGCGAATGGGCCAGCTCATTCAGAGTTGTATCGAGAATGACTTCGGCATCAAGTGCAAGTATTGAGGAGGGGAAAGACATGATTCTGAAAGTCCGTGACGAGGGAGACTTCAACCTGTCCATGATGCTGAACATCAACTACGACATGGAGCACATCGAGGTCACTGTGCATGTGCGGAACAAGAAAGCACATACGACCGTCACGAAGACGTTCAAGGCGGACCGCTTTTCTGAGGCGCTGCGGTACTTCGAGCAGCAAGAATCGTTCCTGTTTGGAAAGAAGGAGGCGTGAGGATGAAGAGAGAGTTCTTCGTGGATACCCCGCTCGGCAAACTACACGTCCACGCCAAGTGCGATACCGACAATGCAGCCGATTACCCCGGCGTTTATGTCGACTTGGTACGCGACGGACACGAGGACGGGATGCTGGCCTGCGTGGAGTTCGACAGCTACGAAGGCGATCTGCTGACCACTGCGTACGACACCGGCGATGACCAGCCGAAGTGCTACTACCACCATCAGGCAGGACTGGAGGATGGCGAAGATGGTCAGTAAAGAGAATGCCCGCTGCCTGCGGCACATCATGGAGCATATCCGAAGCGGTGGCTCGTATGCAGAGAGTGCGGAGAACGTCCGTTACCCATACGACCACAAGGTGCTGTATCAGACCGTGCATGGAAACATCGGCTGGAGCCACTATGGATCGAGCGCCGAAAGCATGACCATGCGGAACCTGAACTGGACGATCCGGACTATTTTCGAGATGACTCCGTCAGCGTTCTTGATGCGCTATAAGGAACTGCCGGCAGGTGCCTGATTTAACACCGCCTCGCCGCAAACGTTGATGCGGAACGAAAAAAATAAGAAAATCAACGATTTCCCTATTGACTTAGGAGGTAGGTGTTGTAACGTAAAGTTACGATAAATCAATACCACAAGTTCCGATAGGAGGACATGAAAATGGCAGGCTTTACGAAAAAGAACATGGAAGTCATCGTCAACGAGGCGAGAACCTTCGGTGAGTGCTTCCTCGGCAATGTCAGCTTTGACACCATCAAGGACAGCCGCAAGTGGCACAAGTTTCTGAGAGAGAATCGCATCGAGGATTGCTTCCTCACCCGCCGCGACGAAGGCAGCCACAACGATGGCTGGTTCCTCGTCTGTGTCTGATGCGGACCTGCACCTGCTGGATCAAGAAAGGAGATCGCTGATATGAAATGTGCTGATTGCTGCTACTGCTGGAAGGAAGAGGACGAAAGCTACCCGTCCTGCAAATGGGAAAGCCGCGGCCCCGGCGATTGCCCTCCCTGCGAGGTTGACGACTACGAGGACGACGACGAGGAGGGCGAGTGAGATGAAGGTGCTGACCGGGCGGACAGAGATTGCCTCCGCCATCAACTTCAAGAAGTACCCGGTGGTGACCATCGACGTATCTAAACGAGATGACTACGGCATCGTTGGATGCCCTGTCTGCGTGGATGCCGGACTCTTCCGAACTGGGGAGCCGCATTACGTTCGCGCAACGTGTCGCGTGTATAGGGACGAACAGAAGCTGACGTTTTCAAGCGGATGTGTTGGCCTTAGCGCCGATTTCGGATACAGAGACATCGAGGAGATGCTCGAATATGCCAACGCGCCGATCATCCAGAAAGACTCGGAGATGCTGGTGGTGATTATCGACAGCGCGAAGAGGACCGCGTACTCACCGGTGGTCGTGAGAACTGGATCTCGGGTAGACCCGCACTGCCAGACACCTATCAGCTTGGCGGAGCCGCTGAGCTTCGCAGCGTTTTTCAAAGAAAGAGAGGGCGAAGGCAGATGAAATACTACGCGACGATCACGCATAGCCTCGGCCAGTTCGAGATCGGCGGCACAAAGGCAAGTTTGATCCGAGATCTAAAGACCATGAGACGCTCTAAGAAGACCGACGGACTCAAAAGCATCCGCCTCTATGCGGTTGACCTAAAAACCGGAGCACGGGCGGAAGTATCGCCGGAGGAAGAAGCCGCAATTTGGAAGGAGGCGGGATTGTGACTGAATACCAGACCAGCCCAATGCCGTGTGGACCGCACCACAGCGAACTTGCTGCACTGCATCGAAAACTGCGAGGTGACGCTCGATACCGGAAGGCGAGAAGCTGCAAGCACTGCACCGATACCGCTGATAGCTTCAACCGGTATGTTTCGACCTACTGCCACTTGCGGCAGGAACACATCGCCGGTGCTGATAAGGACTTGCTCGACAGGTGTATGGCCTGCGAGCTGTATGAAAGGAGAACGTGATGTACCAGATCGAATTGCACTACGGCTATCAGGAATGTGAGGACGGCATCTACCACGCCTTTGAAACGTCCGACATTGAGGAGTGTGCTGACAGCCGAGATATTGCAGCGAGACTCGCCGGGTTGCTCGACTGCACACCAAACGACGGGAGTTTCAACTGGAACTCGATGTATATTGCTCTGCCCGAAAAGACGGTGGAGCGTATCAAACAGGAGGGGCGCTCCGAGATGATGTTCGCTATGTTCGGCGACGGACCGTGGCGTAACGACGCTTGCAAAGGATACGCCATCATGGCGATGAAACGCGCCGGACTCGATGCAGAGACAATCGGCAAAGTCAGCGACGCGATGACTGACTGCTTCGACGACACCACGGTCGATGCGGCCGGCCGATACTATGCGAAAGGGGCGGTTCGATGAACGACAAAACCGCACGGATTGCCGAGCGATACGAAATCACCGAGAAGTGCGCATCGCTTGAGCACGACCTGCTGGGAATCGACGGCGTGACCAGCGTGGAGTTTGACCTGAACGGGTTTCTGGATGGCATACATCAGGTGATCGTTCTGGTGGGGTACGATTTTCACATCGTCACAAGAAAGCTGCGGCTCGCTGTTGATGTGGTGAATACAGCGTGTCTGCATGGACTCGAAGAATCTGGCGACCGGATTGAGGACTACGGGGAGCACCTGTACCTCGTCTTCAACTGCGGGCCGAGCTGGCCGAAGAGAGGAGAAACTGAAGCATGAGCGACTACGAGAAGTTCCAGTTGCAGTGGATGATCGAACACGGGCATTCTTTGCGCGAGCTGATGGAGGAGCTGCAAAGCCTTCAGTACGATGATCCGGAAGACAGCGACCGCATTTCTACTCCGATTACGGAACTGTTCGCGGAATGGGAGGCGGATCGAGGCTTCGGCTCTGAGATCTGGCCTTGCGAGGAAGAGTATGAGTCCTGCGAAGCTGTGGAGAGGTATCTGGACGAACTGCACGATTTGGTAACGAGGGAGAACGAAGGAGAAGTCCTGTCCGAAAGCGAAAAGCAGATGTATGTTTGGCTGGTGGACGAAATCCATCGACGGGGCGGAGACATTCCGTTCGGTGTAGAAATCTGAGGAGGAGAAGGTATGAGTCTGTATAACATGATTTGTGGGTACAACCCGGCCTGCTTCTGGCTGATGCCAATGCTCGGGCGACGGCAGGACGAATGGCCGCGTTTCCGAGATTGCTTCGTCGGAGATAAGGGCGACACCATCGTTATCTACACGCGAGTTGGAGGCGGAAACAGAAACGCCGGGTATGGGGAGGAGGCACTGTATCAAGACCCGAACTTCGTCAAGACGTGGGATGACGAGTATGACAGCACCTATGGCTATTATGAGTTTTCCGTTCCCGAGCAGTGGAAGCTGGACTTCGAGAAGATTATCGGCGGCCGAGCCAAAGAAATCTCCAAGGAGTACAAAGCGGTTCTTATGGAGTTCTTTCCGAAGCTGGCGCCGCAGATCTTCGATCCGGATGTGGAAACGGAGAGTGAGACATGAAGAACATCTATTTGCTGGCCGGACCATCTGGATCTGGGAAATCCAGCGTCGCCCGTGAACTGACGCAGCGATATGGACTGAAGGAGGTGTGGTCGTACACGGAGCGTCCGCCTCGCTATGATGGTGAACCCGGCCATGTGTTCGTGACACCTGAGCAGTTCGACGCGGCTGGCAAGATGTGCGCGTTCACGTTCTACAACGGCTACCGATACGGCGTACCGGAGTCCGCCATCGAGGAGCATGACATCTACGTCATTGACCCTGCCGGAATCCGGTATATGCAGGAACGGTATTCGGGCAGCAAGGGCGTGGTCATCATCGCCATCTACGCCTCGTTGAATGAGCGAGCGGTGCGGATGCTCGAACGCGGAGATACACAGGCGGCAGTAAGGAAGCGCCTACAAACAGATGAAAAGGAGTTTGAGAATCTGCATCTCATGGCGGATGCGTGGTTCAGAAACGATAAGCTGAATGAAACCGTCAAGGCGGTGCATCTCTATATGATGGCAAGGGAGGGGCAACTGTGAGCAGAGCGAAGATTGAGCGGCGCTACCGCAAGATGCAGGCGGACGCAAAAGCGTTAGGGGCAGAGCTGCTGACGAAAGAGGAAACATTCATTGACGACGATCACCTCGACCCTGTGTGGTACGGAGGTTACATCGGCGGTCTGAAGTACAAGGGGTACGAGCTGTCGCTGGAGGTTCACGGTGACGTGGAAATCTGCGGCTTCATGAACGGGCGCGACCTTGAGTATGTGAACCGCCTGAACACCGGCGCAATGAGCTTGACGTCATCCGACCATCTGAGAACGACATTCAAGAGCGATGCGGAGCTGTGGGATGCGGCAAATGCAGGGCCGGACGCAGAAAACAAGATCGAGTTCAACGAGAATAGCTGGGTGGAGGCGTTCGTCCTGTACCCTGACGAGACATGGAGCGAAGGGACCGTTGTCGATGACGCAGACAACGTGCTGGACGCCTGCGGCGGGATCTCTGCGTGGATTGACTGGCTGGAGGAAGAGTTCATCAAGGAGGGGCGTAAATGAACACGAAAATCAACTACCTGTACCGCGACGCGGACAACTACAAGGTCCGTAATGAGTGCATCATCCGCGGAGGGATGACGGAGGAACAGGAGAAACGCATCATCGGCAGCTTAGACGAGGAGACGTATTTCGTACCAGCTTGCGTAGGTATGCCGGAAGAGAAGTTCGGAAGCGAGACCGAGGCGGACCACCCGTGGTTTGAGTGGTGCGGAACCGAACCGACTGAGAGGAAACAGACGCTCGACATCGACGCCGAGGAGCTGACCGTGCGATTTGAAAAGGCGGGTAACGGGTGGCAGGAGGTCAGGATAGCACCGAACGATGGGAGGCTCCCGTACCGCGTCACCATTCAGGAGACCTTTTCGCGCACAGTTATTGTTTGGGCGCACGAGAGGATCGGTGCAGAAACAATCGCACAAGAGCTGCGCAACTCCGGAGAAATCGACCTCGACGTAAACGACTTCATCGACCGCAAATGCACCTGCGATGGCGTCGCTACGAAGGGGGATCTGAAAGCGTTTAAGGAGTACCGCGGCATTCAGTGATTTTCTGTCTCGTTCACAGAAAGACAGGAAATGTCACATGATTTCAGGAGACAGCATAAAAGTTCATTGCAAATCACCGTTTTCCTGTATTATCGTGTAGCATAGAAAATCTGACAGAGCTGTTAGGGGACAGCAAATGTCACGAAGCACCGCCGAGAGGCGGTGCTTTTTCATACACGAGCGAGGAGGTACACGAAAATGGATAAACGGATTGAGGTGGTCGAGCGCCGCGTTGGAGATCTGAAGCTCGACTTCGGCAACCCCCGCAAGATTAAGAAGCAGAAGCGTGAGGAGCTGGAAGAATCCCTTGAACGCTACGGCGACTTCGGGACTATCATCATCAACGAGCAGAACCAAGTCATCGGCGGCAATCAGCGCGTGACCATCTTTCAGAGGCAGGACCCCGATATGATCGTGTCCTGCAAGCTGCTGATCGGATACTCCATGAAGGAGCAGAAGTACATCAACATCAAGGCGAACAGCCACGCCGGCGAGTGGGATCTCGCCGAGCTGGGAGATTGGACGGCCGATCTGGTGGATGGCTTCAAGCTCGATTTGGAGTCCAAGCCCGACAAGAACGTGGAGGAGCGCAGCATCAAAGAGATGGAGCCCATCCACTACGAGAAGTACGACTACGTCCTGATTGCCTGCCGTAACGAACTCGACTACAACGATCTCGTCCGCAAGCTCGGCATCGAGGGTGGGCAGGTCAAGGTTGCGAAGACCCGCCACATCAAGGGACGGGCGATCTGGTACGACCAGATGAAGGCGCAGATTCTGAGCCCTGAAGAGGTGGAGGCAAGGGAGGGTGAGCAGAATGCGTAACATCCGATTTGCCACACCGGACATCAGCCGACTGGAGACTGAAAACATCAAGAAGACGGTCGACACCCGCTGGATCACGGCGGGGCCGACCGTTCATCGCTTCGAGCACCGCATCGCCGAAATGAGCGGTTGTGACAAGGCTGTGTGCTTCGATAGCTGCACCGGCGCTATGGAGATGACGCTTCGTGCTCTCGGTATCGGACCGGGAGACGAAGTGATTACTACCCCGTACACCTACTCGGCAACGGCGGAGGTGATCCGAAATGTTGGCGCGACCATCGTGTTCGTCGATTTGGCACCGGACAGTTTCGAGATGGATTACTGGAAGGTGGCGGATGCCATCACGCCGAAGACCAAGGCCGTGATGCCGGTCGACATCGGCGGAAAGCTGTGCAACTACGATGCCCTGTACGAAGCCATCGGACGCAGGCAGGAGGTTTTCCATCCGGCAAACGAAGTTCAGAGAGCGTTCAACCGCGTGATCGTTGTCGCAGATGCGGCACACAGCTTCGGTGCGGACTGGGACGGATTCGTCACCGGTCAGCTTGCCGACTTCACTTGCTACTCGTTCCATGTCCTGAAGAATGTGACGACCGGCGGCGAGGGCGGAGCGGTGGTTTGGGATAGCTCCCCGTATGACTTTGACAGCGAGGCGTTCGAGGAACACCTGAGACTTCTCGGCGACCACGGGCAGACATCCAGAGATAAGAGCAACGGGTGGGAGTACGACATTGCCCTGTTCGGATACAACAGCATCATGACCGATGTTGACGCGGCTATGGGTCTGGCTCAGCTCGACCGCTTCGAGGAGATCAAGCAGAAGCGCATCGACGTTACCACAACCTACGACGCCTTATTCGACAAGCTGAACGAACACGGTTTCGTCATTCGACCGATGATCCGACATTTCGGCATGAACTACACCAGCGCGATGCACCTGTACCCTGTACAGCTTCCTGAGAGCACATCGGTCCGGTTCGTTCAGTTCCGTGACGAAGCGCAGGAAATCTACCGCAACGCTGTGTGGCGGTACATGAAGGACGCCGGTGTTCCGTGCAACGTGCATTATAAGCCGCTGCCGATGATGACCGCATACAAGCAGGCAGGATTCGACATCAAGGATTACCCGAATGCCTACAAGACATACGCCAGCCTCTTGACGATCCCGTATCACACGGAGCTGACTGAAGAAGAACAGAGATACATTGTGAGTAAGTTGAAAGAGGCGGTGATGGAGCTGTGACAACGACATTGGCAGGGTCTAAGATCCTGATTACCGGTGGAACCGGAACGTTTGGCTCTGCATTCCTCGACAAGGCGCTTGCGGCTGGTGCGGAGGAAGTCCGCATCTTCAGTCGAGACGAGAAGAAGCAGTACGACATGGCTCAGAGGTATAAGAAGCACGACAACGTCCGCTTCTTCCTCGGAGACATCCGCGACAGGCGCTCGATTGACTCTGCGATGCAGGGCGCCGATTACGTTTTTCATGCGGCGGCGATGAAACAGGTGCCGTCCTGCGAGCAGTTCCCGCTGGAGGCAATCAAGACCAACATCAACGGAAGCGACAATGTACTCAGCCTCGCCATCCAGAAGCGAGTGAAGAAGGTCGTATGTCTGTCCACCGATAAAGCTGTATATCCGACATCTGCGATGGGGATGACAAAGGCTTACATGGAGAAGCTGGCGATGCAGAAGGCCGCGGACCAGAACCGTACCGAGATCTGCGTGACCCGCTTCGGAAACCTCGTGGCATCACGAGGGAGCGCCGTTCCGCTGTTCATCGAGCAGGTGCAGAACGGTATGCCTATCACCATCACTGATCCGGAGATGACCCGTTTCATGATGACCGTCCGCGAGGCGACAGACCTCGTGGAGCAGGCGTTTATGATCGGAGAGAACGGAGACCTTCTGGTGAAGCGGTCGAAAGCCTGCACCACCGGAGATCTGGCGAAGGCAGTATGCAGATACCTGAACCTGCCAGCGGATTATCAAACCGAAATCATCGGTATCCGTCCCGGCGAAAAGATGCACGAAGCTCTGCTTACCGAGGAGGAAGCCTATCTTGCCCGCATGAAGGGGGACTACATGGTGGTATCCCACAAGCGCGAGCATTACGGCATCCTCGAAGCGGAGTACCGCTCCGACCTCGCTGAACGCATGAGCGCAGACGACGTGCTGCGGCTCATTGAGAGCGTGTTCGAGGAGGGGGCAGAGAGATGAAACGACACCTGTTCGTAGTAGCGCATCCGGATGACGAGGTGCTCGGAGCGGGCGGGTTCATCTACGACGCCGCAAGGGCGGGCGACGAGATTGGCGTGGCGGTCCTCAACACCTGCGACACGACCAGATACGCCGGCCATCTGGAGCAGATACGCGACGATATGCTCGAAAGCCACAAGATACTCGGCGTTCGGCATTTCTACCCGTTCGATTATCTCGACAGTAACTTCCACAATGCCGACCACCGAAAGATGGTGCAGGACATCGAGGAAGTGATCCGGGATTTCCAACCCGACTACATCTACACGCAGCACCCCGGCGACATCAACACCGACCACTACTGGACAGCAGCATCCTGCATGGAAGCGTTCCGCATTTGGCAGCGTGGCAGGGAAGACCTGCATCCCATCTCCGGTCTGTTCCTGATGGAGGTGCAGTCCTCTTCCGATTGGGCGTTGAACCCGTCCATCAAGAAGTTCGACCCCGACACCTTTGTCGAGATCACGGAGGACGCGCTGCTGGCGAAGATTGACGCGCTTGCGGTGTATGAGAATGTCGTCCGCCCCATTCCTCACCCACGGTCTGAAGCAGCTCTGACGGCTCTGCCGGTTCTCAGGGGAGCGCAGGCTGGGGTGAAGCTGGCGGAGGCGTTCGAGTGCGTGTTCAGGAGAGTGACCTTATGACTCAGCAGAAGGGTTTGGTGCTCGCATCGCACCAGCCTGACTTTTTCCCGTATATGGGGTACTTCTACAAGATGTTCCAGAGCGACGTGTTCGTCTTCTCTGACAATGTGCAGTATTCCAAGACGGGGCGGCACAACTACAACGAGATCCTGACCGGCAACGGACCGCTGCGGTTCACGCTGCCGATACACTACCATGTGCAGAACTTGAACGAGATCCAGATTGCAGCGGATGACAACTGCGTCGAGAAAATGCTCAAGACCCTGTGGATGGAGTACAAGGGAGCCGACGGCTTCCATGAAGCGTTCCCGGTGATCGAAGACCTGCTTCATCATGCACCGGGGGCAAAGAGCCTTGCGGAGTTCAACACCGGATGCCTTCTGATGCTTGCCAATGAGTTCGGACTCGCATCCAGAGTGGAGTTCATCAACAGCTCCGCTCTGCCGATCACGCAGCGGAGAGATGCCCGCATCATCGAGATGTGCGGGCTTCTCGGAGCAAAAGTGTATGTGAGCGGGAGCGGGGCGAAGGACTACCACATCGAAAAGGATTACGCCAGAGCGGGAATCGAGCTGGTGTACTCTGATTATCAACCTATCACCTACCCGCAGGTGGGGCGTCCGGCCACCGAGAATATGTCGGTGATCGACTACGTCCTGAACTGCGGCTTCAAACTGCCGAAGGAGTGGAAGAGATATGAGTGAGACGACCTTCGGGATTTACATTCCCAGCTACAAGCGGGCGAAGACCTGTAACGCGCACAAGTTTCTGGAGTACGGAACGTACATCGTCCGCGAGAGCGAATACGAGGAGTACGTCGAGGCTCTGAAGGAATACGCCGACCACATCAAGGTGCAGGCGGTGGAGGACAGCCAGATCTGTGGATTGACCGAGGTGAATCAATGGCTGGCGGACAACGCGCCGGAGGATGTGATCGCCATACTGGATGACGACATCCACCACTTCTACTACCGGATGTTCGACACCAGCTCGATTGACGATCCTGAGATCGTCACATCGGAGCTGGAACGGGTGGGGCAGCTCATGTCTGACCTCGGCATCGGCTTCGGGGCGACCGACGCGACCATCAGACCGTGGAACTACGATTGCGAGTTCTCGTTCAAAGGATGCGCGGGAGCTGTGAGGTGGATCAACCGGAAGACGTTCAAGGCGAAGTGCAACAAGGAACTGGAGTACAACTACGACCTCGACGTGGTGCTTCAGGAGCTTCTGGTGAATCGGGTGATTCTCAAACCGAAATACTTCTGCTCGAAGGGTCTGACAGACACCAACGAGGGAGGGGCTTCGGGGAAGAAGCGGGGAGACCAGATAGCCAGCATCAAGCTGATGGAAGCAAAGTGGGGCAGGTACTTCTCCTACAACATGAAGATGAATGTGCCTCACATCAATGTGAAACGGTGATAATGTGCGAAATATTCACATAAAATACGCAAAAACATTGACTTTCCGCCGGAATAAGTTAAGATATAGTCAAAGCCAACAACGACTATGGACTGGCTGAAACGACGAAAGGATGATGAACTTGGCCTATCAAATGCTGACACGGACTGGACTCTCGTTCTGGGAGGTCACGTCTGCAATGCAGAACTCGATCCGAAAAGGCGACTATGAAATCGCCGGTTTCTGTTTATGGGAGCTTCTTCCGCAGTACACGCCGTACTTGCGAAAGCGGCTCCTTGTCATTTCTGCGGAGGACTGTTACGGCGTCATTACGAAGGAGATCCTGAACCTGTGCGAGATCGGCACAGAGAAGAGCCTGACGGATGCGGTGAACCTGCTCTGCAAAGCGAAAAAGAACAGAGACGCCGACTACTTCGTCTGCAACCTGATGTTCAATGACGTGGATGCTCGAAGCTGGAGCAAGGGAGAGCTTGCACGAGCGCTGCATACGGCAATCCGAAGAAAGAATATCATCGACGCCGGCAGATACAGCGCGGAGCTTTTCAAAGTGAACCGTAAAGAGTTCTGGAAGATGCTCAACGACACGGCGATGGTCTTCTATCCCGACCTGTACGATGAAGTCAAAGCTCTGGAGGCAGCGAACGCCAAAATGAGCAAGCCTGCGGAGGAAACGATCTTCGTCGCAAAGGCGATGGTTCTGATGTGGACCCCGAAAGAGAAAGATCTGCTCGGCTATCCGGCAATGCGCTTCGATGGAGTGATGGCGCCGGAGGAGCTGCCTGAAGCAAAGCCCGCTGAGGAGTGCAGAAAAATCAGAGGTCTGTTCCCTGAGTGGGCGTACAACTGGCACACATCATACGGCAAGTACAAGCTCAAGAGAGACGCGGTACACGCCATTGACAATGACCAGAAGCTGCTGACGCCTCTGGTGGAGAACCTGTTCGATGACTGCTCGTGGAACCGGGACATCAACGCTTGCCTCCTGAAGCACAACCCGAACGGCTACATTCTCCCGTTTGACGACGGCAAGCTCGACCCGAGAGTGAAATATGGAACGCAAGAGTGACGCCGTCCGCCGACTGGTGGCGGCGGGAGACTTCAAGGCAGCCCTGCGGATAGCAAAGGATTTCCGGCTGGGGATTGCCAAAGAGGACTCCGACAGCATGAAGCGGGGATATGAATGCCTGCTCTATCCTGATTTCTATTCTCAGATAGGCGTAGACCCCCGCCAAACCGCGCTAAAGGGCGTGGAAACAGTGCAAAGGCTGTATGGGACATAAACCCATACCTGAAAATACAAGCCCGGAAAACAGCTCCTACACCGCAAGGTGAGGGGCTGTTTTTCGTGGGGAAGGGGAGGTGAAACGAGTGGCAAGAAACCCGAAACAGGACGCGAATCTGAAGCCCATCCAGAAGGGCGATCTAAGTAAAGAGGAGCTAAAGAAGCGGCAGTCCAATGGAGGCAAGAAATCCGGTGAGGTCCGCAGAGCGAAAAGGGACGCGAAATCCGCCATTCGATACCTGCTCGATTTGCCTCCCACGGTGAGCGTGAAAGCCAACCTGAAGGAGATGGGCTTCCCGGTCAGTGAGCAGACCAACATGGCCGCTCTGCAAGCTCGCTTGTTCACTATGGCAATGGGCGGCAACATTGATGCGTACAACACGCTGATGAAAATGGCCGGGTATGAACCCGAAGAAAACCGCAAAGAGCGCGAGAGTATCGCTTCTGACGCCCGCAGAGAGAAAGAGCTGGAGGCGAAGGTCAACGCTCTGGGTGGCGATATGGACGGCGCACAGATGGCCGTCAACCTCCACGACGAAGACGAGAACAACGATGTTGTGATCTATATGCCGCAGACGGCCAGCGAGGAAAGCTGCACCGTCAAGGAAGACGAGCCTGAGAGCGAGGACACCGAACAGCCTGCGGATACGGAATAAGGCGGTGAGACTATGGCACGGATCGTAAAGCCGCAGCCGGGTCCTCAGACCGCATTTATGGCCACTCCGGCAAACGTGTGCATATATGGAGGAGCAGCGGGCGGTGGCAAGTCTTTCGGCCTGTTGATGTCTGCGCTGCGGTACAAGAACGTTCCGGGCTTTGGCTGCACGATCTTCCGCCGCAATTTCAACCAGATCTTCAGTCAGGGCGGTCTTTGGGACGAATCTATGAAGATCTATCAGGGCATCCGCGGAGCCGACCCGAAGTTTGCCCGCGGGCAGTGGTGGTTCCGAAACCAGAACGGTGACATCGTATCGAAGGTGACATTCGCACACATCGAGCGAGACGAGGATGTGCATAAATGGCAAGGCTCTCAGATCTGCGAGATCGGATTTGACGAGCTGACCCATTTCAGCGAGAAGACGTTCTTCTATATGCTGTCCCGTAACCGTTCGACCTGCGGCGTGGAGCCGTTCATCCGAGCCACCTGCAACCCCGATGCGGATAGTTGGGTGGCTAAGTTCATTGAGTGGTGGATCGACCCGGACACCGGATACCCGATCCCAGAAAGAAGCGGAAAGCTGCGGTGGTTCGTCCGCCGCGATGAAATACTGTATTGGGCGAACACGAAGCAGGAGCTTTGGAAGCAGTTTGACTTGAAGACGCCGGAGGAAAAGGCAGAGCCACGTTCCGTGACGTTCATCATGTCGAAGCTGGAAGACAACCAAGAACTGCTGAAGGTGAACCCCGGATACATGGCAAACCTGAAAGCCATGTCTGTCATCGAGCGCGAGCGGCTCCTGCACGGCAACTGGAAGATCAAGGCTGCTGCCGGACTGTTTTTCAAGCGTTCTCAGGTGGGCGACTACCTGAGCTTTGTACCCGACGACGTCATCGAGTGGGTAAGGTGCTGGGACTTGGCTGCCACCGAGAAGACCGAAAACGGCGACCCGGCCTTCACCGCCGGCGTCCTGATGGGGAAGCGGAAGAACGGGCGTTACATCGTGGCGGACGTTGTGAACAAGCAAATGAGCGCTTCCGATGTGCGGCAGACCATCAAGCACACCGCGCAGCAGGACATCGCCAAGTATAAGCGCGTCAAGATCAGGCTGCCCAAGGACCCCGGTCAGGCAGGAAAAGAGCAGGCTGAGTCGTACATCAAGTTCCTTGCAGGCTTCAATGTCGTGACCGTCGCAGAAACCGGCAGCAAGGAAGCCCGAGCGGAGCCTATGGCAGCGCAATGGCAGGCCGGCAACTTCGATGTCCTGACTGGTGCGTGGAACGAGGAGTACCTGCAACAGCTCGAAAACTTCCCTGATAGTAAATTCAAGGACATGGTCGACGCATCCGCCAACGCCTTTACGGAGCTGGAGACCAAGAATGTATTCGACCTGTCCAACCTGATTTGATGGAACTACCGAATGAAAGAGGTGTAATGAACGCATGAGTGATAGCAAACTCACTCAGATGGACCGCATCATGCGCTATGCGGATCTGATCCAGAAGCAGACCGGAAAAGCGGTCAGACCGTTTCGTGCTGACGGCTACGTCAACCTCATGAACCGGTATGGTACATCGAAAGACCCTGCTGAACACTACCACTTCGAGCGCGAGCCAGACATCCCGGACGATGTGCTCACGATGGTCTACGAGGGAAACGGTCTGTTTGCCAAGATCATCGACACTCCGGCCGAGGAAGCCATCAAGCACGGCTTCACGCTGAAGGATGTCTCCGACCAGAATGTTGAGGACTTCTACGTCGAAGCCCTCGACGAGCTGGACTGGGAGGAGATTGCCATGACCGCCATTCGCTGGGCACGACTGTTCGGCGGCTCCATCGCGGTCATGCTAATTAACGATGGCGGCAGACTGGAAGACCCGCTGAACTGGCGGAACATCAAGTCGATTGATGACATCCGCGTGTACGAGCGAGCCATCGTCCAGCCTGACTACCAGAGTATGTACTCGTACGATCCGAGCGACCCGTTCCGCACGAGAGGCTCCCGGCTCGGTATGCCTGAGTTCTATCAGGTGACAAGCCGGTACGGCAACTTCACCGTACACGACAGCCGCTGCCTCGTTTTCCAAAACGGCATCCTTCCCGAAAATGCGACGAACTCCCTGTACCAGCTCTGGGGCATCCCGGAGTATGTACGCATCCGCCGCGCACTGAAGGACGCGGAGCTGGCGCATGAAAGCGCACCGAAGCTGCTTGACCGCTCCGTCCAGGCCATCTACAAGATGCAAGGCTTGTCCTCACTCTTGGCTACGGAGCAGGGCGAGAATCAGGTACTCCGCCGCCTTCAGGTCATCGACATGGCGCGTGGTATGCTGAACAGCCTCGTCATCGACGCAGACGGCGAGGACTACGACTTTAAGACGTTCCAGTTCAACGGTATCACGGACGTCGTATCGGCAAGCTGCAATATGCTGTCTGCCATCACGAGCATCCCGCAGACGATCCTGTTTGGTCAGGGTGTTGGCGGGATGTCCTCCACCGACGATACCTCGATGGAGAACTACTACAACTACGTCGAGCGTATTCAGAAGCGTATGCTGCGGAGCAATCTGCGGTATTTGCTCTCGATCATCTTCCAAGCCGGACTCTACACCGGCGAGGTAGACGAGGTGCCGAAAATCAATGTCGAGTTCAACCCGCTATGGTCTCTGACTGACAGCGAGCAGGCAGACCTCGACCAGAAGAAAGCAGCAACCCAGCTCACGAAAGCTCAGACCGTACAGGCGTATGTCTCTATGGAAGCCATCGACCCGTCCGAGGTCAGAAAGAAACTGGCCGACAGCGACGAGTTCGACGTGGAGACCATGCTGGACGAATACGAAGACGACGAGAACCTGTTTGCCAATATGCCGGCTATGGAGGGCGAAGAGAATAGCCAGAACCCCACGGAAGGCCAGCCGACTGAGCAGGGCGGCGCGACTCCGACGGAGGAAGGCGCTGCTGACTACGCCGAAGAAGTTGACGTCAAGGAACACGACACCGACCCCGGCAAGAACGGTTCCGCATCTCCCGCTGCTGCACCTGCCGCGACCAAGCTGCCGCAGGATATGAGCGAAGAGGAGAAGGCAGAGGCTGCAAAGGCATCGCAAAACCCCGCTAAAAGGCCGGGAAACAGTGTTCAGGGGGATGGCGATACATCTTCACCCCCGGACGACCTCAAAGCCGGTGTGGGCGTTATTGTGGTCAAGGACGGCAAAATCCTGACCGGCACCAGAAAGACTGACTTTGGGTACGGCTTGATCTGCGGACCCGGAGGTCACATCAAGGTCGGAGAAACGCCGACTCAGGCAGCGTTCCGTGAGACTGAGGAAGAGTTCGGCATCAGCCCGAAGGAATTGACACCGTTAGGGCGTGGACCGGCTGAGCCCGACACTGAAATTCGGCCGTACATCTTCCTGTGTACGGACTACGAAGGCGAGCCGAATTGCGTAGATCGTGAAATGGCTGACCCGACATTCCGCGCGTTGGAGGAGCTGGAGCAGCTCAGACCGTCCATGTTCCAACCGTTCGCGGATGATGTCGCTCTGATGAAAGCTATCGCAAGTGGGGAGGCTGAGCCAGAAGGCTTCGCCCCTTTTGATGAAGATGGCGGACCCGGCAGCGGCAATCATGGGCACAAGGGAGTCGAAGGGCAGGTCGGTGGTTCTGCTCCGGGCGGAGACAACCCGCTGACCGCCAGAGGACCGATTAAGGACAGGCTCAAGAAGCTCGGGCATTCGCAAGAGAGCATTGATCGGGCAAGGGCACTGTTCGATAAGCACTCCGGCAACAGCGGCAGCGACCAAGCTGAGGCTGACGCTGAAATCGCCAAGCACATCTCTGACGATGATGACATCGGCAAAATGCTCAAGGACAAGGCTCAGATGGAGTCTCAGGTCTGGAGAGACCAGATTGCCGATGCGAACGTGAAAGCGAAGCAGCACTACGAGGAGGAGCTGGACGATATTCGGCAGATGATTCAGCCAGGAGGTGCGCTTTCCAACTACACCGAAGACGACCTGAAAGACCTTGGTATGTGGCCGAAAGAACCGGAAGCGACAGAACCCAAGTTCTACCGCAAGGGCGGAATGGACAAGGACGTGCTGGCGTTCACGACTGACCCGAACGGTGCGAATATGTCGCACCTGACCAGTGGCGTAAGCGGGAGTATTGGAAGCGACCAGCAGTTCACACTCGACCAGATGAAAGAGATGGGCTATCTGCCTATCGCGGGCATTCAGTCGATGGATGTCGGGCAGGTAGGCGAGAGCGAGGTGCTGTTTGCAAAGTTTCCATCAAGTAAAGCGCAGGTGGCACCGTATGCAGGAGAAACCAGCCACGGGCTCGATGAAAGCGTGTACTCTGCAAAAAAATCCGAGTGGAGTAAAAACGCTGGACGTGCGCTGAGCGACGGAGAAGTTCGGGAAATGGTCGACGCCGTATCGGACTATACAAGGAACTACAAGGACGTCGTTGCGGCTTCAGCGGGATACTCCGGAGTGTACGCCTCTCGCGGCGAGCTGATGGATAAAGAAGAGAAAGAGGCGGCTGGTAAAAGCGCAGAGGCCATCGAAAAAGCCATATCCCTGTCTGACAAGTACACGGGGACAACCAAGCGGGCGATGACAATGGACAAGGACACCTTCGACCGGTTCGTTACGGAGGCGTCCAATGGAGGTTCGTTTGGGCTCGGCCACCTGTCGAGTTGGTCCACTGGGGATGATGCGCTCAAGAGAGTGTTTAGATCCAGAGACGCTGATGACGCCGACTCGTACAATGTCGTTCTTGAATGCAAGTCGAAGAGCGGAGCACCCATCAAAGAAATCGCCGATGTCGACATGGATGAAGTTCTATATTCCAAGAACGCACGGTTCAAAACGACCAGTGTTGACCCAGACTACAATGTCGGCAAATACAAAGCTGTGAAGCTGACTCTTGAGGAAACCGACAGAACAGACAGCAATGAAAAAACTGTGGATTCCGAAGAAAAAACTCTTGACTTTTCAACGCCCGCGGATACGATAAAGTCAAAGGGCATCACCAAGGACGGAGCACCGAATGGCAATGACAATGCTGCTGGACCGCACAAACGGAGCCACCTGAGCAGCAGCGATAAAGTCCGGTATCGGAACCGCATCGTTGGTCAGAAGACTTCTGACGGAGTACAGGTGAAAGGCTTCAGCGATCACGCATTCGACCGTATCGCACAGCGCAACCTGTCACCGAAGCGTATCGAAGATATGCTGAGGAGTCAGGATGTCTCGCCTGATAAGACATACCAGAACCGCAGATGCTATGATGTGAAGGGCAGCCGACTGGTCCTCGACCACACGACCGGCACTATCGTCACGATAGAATGGAGGAAGCAGAACCGATGAAAGAAGCACTTGACAAACTGACGGCGGAGCAGATCGACTTTATCTGCGCTGAGTGCCAGATCTCGAAAGAGGAGCTGTTCACGCTGGACGAGGACGCTCTGTACGACCGCGTCTATGACGTCATGTGCGACATCGAGCTGACCGAAATCCCTGCCGACGACAGTGAGGAGAGCGAACGGTGCGAGATGGCGTCTGACATCGTCACCGAACTCGGCAACGCTCTCGCCCAAGAGCAGGGCATCTACGACGAGGAGGATGAATGATGGTCAACGAAGCCAATATCCGAAGGTTCGTCACGAACCTGTTCACCTATCCGGCTGGCTACTTCGAGCAGCATACGCCGGAGGAACTGCACGTCTCTGAGGAGGAGCGTCAGGAATTGATCCGCCTCCACGGAGAGCGGAGCGACAGTAGCTCCGACCGGAAACACGCAGACAGGCTCAAGGAGTTTGAGGCAGACTTCTTCGCGTGAGCGACCAGATTCCAGCGATTACAGCGACCCCATAGCTACCAATCCCACACGGGCGTCCGCCCAGCGGTTTTAGGCGCCCTCTCAGGGGAAGCGAATAGGAAATGAGCAGAACAGCCATCCGGCTGCTCTGCTTTTTTCATGCCAAAAGGAGGGCGGCCACAATGGTTGGCATCAGCATAGAAGTCAAGAAACGGTGTGTTGAACTCGCCGCACAAGGCGTTCCGCACCGCCAGATCTACCGCGAGTATTTCTCGAAGGAGCATGAAGGGATGTCCTACGAGACGTTCCGCCGCAGGCTCCACGAGTGGAGAAAGCGGAAATGGCCCGATTCGACCACGCTTGAGGGTGGAACGTATGAGGGCTTCACCGCCCACAACGCCACCGTTCAGGTGAACGCCAAAGGCGAAATCGTGCAGGCGTGGATCAAGCAGGCAATCGACGACGGACAGTGGGACAGGCTGATTGAAGCCATCCACGAAAACGCCGACCCGGTCGCCATCCAACCTCGTTCTGGAGACGGAGAGGGTATGCTGGAGATCCCGCTCTACGATATGCACTATCCGCTGTCCGACCATCTGGCGTCCATCGAGCAGGTGCTCGACATTATCAACCGTCAGAAGTGGGAGGAGATCAACCTTGTTGTGGGGCAAGACCTGTTCCACAACGATGATATGCGCGGCAGGACAGCATCCGGCAGACCCATCGAAAAGGTAGACATCCCGACCGCGTGGATGATGGCAAGAGAGGCGTGGTTCAACATCGCCAAGATGTCGCTGGAGTGCGCGGACAGGGTGAACCTGTATTACAGCGTGGGCAACCACGACGAAAGCCTCGCGTGGGCGTTTGTCCAGCTCCTGAAAGACCACTTCCCGCAGCTTCGCGTCGATGACCGCCTGAAGCAGCGGAAGTGCATCTTCTGGCGCGACTGCTTCATCGGCCTGACGCACGGCAGTAATCTGAAGAGCACGAACCAAGACCTGCGCGGGCAGTTCACGATTGAGTTCCCACAGGAGTTCGCTGCGGCATCGGTGCGTGAGATCCATGCCGGTCACCTGCACCACGAAAAGGAGGGCGACTTGTACGGCGTTATGATCCGCCGGCTGTCCAGAAACGGCGAGACAGATCAGTGGTCCGACGACGAAGGCTTTGTCGGAGCCATCAAACGGTTCATGGTATTCGAGTGGATGCCGGGGCGCTTGAAGGCAGTCTATTACGTCTGACAAGGGCAAGGCTACTGAAAACACCCCGCCAAAACGCCATAAATGAGCAGGAAAGGGGGCATAGGGGTTGAACAATATCCAACACCACCTGATAGTCAAAGACGCGGTAAAGGGCAAATTCAGGGGCAATAAGGCATTGCGTGGAAAGACGACCCCGATGTACCCCGACAGCGCAGAGCGCGAGTTCCGCCGCATCACGAATGCCTATATGCGGTTGTTGAACCAGACTCTCAAGGAACACCTGCCTGATATGATGGCAGCCTATAAGCGGGAGCGGCATGGCGACTCTCGCTTCGACGATGCACAGGACCTCGATATGGAGGTAAGGCAGGAACTGATGAAGGTAGCACAGGATCTTGAAAAGAAACTGGCTGCCTACGGGCTGTACGATGCGGTCGAGAAGATTGGCCGCCTAACGAAATCGACGTCGCTCCGAGAGTGGAAGCGGGCGGTCAAGGAAACGCTTGGCATCGACCTGTTGGACGACTACTACAAGGGTGATTTCTATGAGCAGGCGCTCCGTCGCTGGGTCGATGAAAACGTACAGAAAATCAAGACGATACCGAATGATTCTCTGGATTCCATGCGGCAGATCATTCTGGACGGCTACAAGAAAGGACGTTCCATTCGGGACATCTCCACTGACATCCAGAAGGAGTACAACGTCTCGAAGCACAAGGCTCAGATGTTCGCCCGAGATCAGGTGGCAACGCTGAACGCCCAGATCACGAAGCTCCAGCAGCAGGACGCGGGGTGCAACCGCTACCGCTGGTCGACATCGCACGATGCGAGAGTCCGTGATTGCCACCGATCACTTGACGGCAAGGCCTTCAGTTGGGATGAACCGCCGGAGATGTGGTACGAAACAAAGAAGTCCGGCAAGGTTTATACCGGCCGGCGCTGCCATCCCGGAGAGGATTACTGCTGCCGATGTGTAGCTATCCCCGTGTTCGATCTGGACACGATCAATGTGCCGTTGAAGGGGCAGGAGGATAAGTGAGATGGAAGAGAAGGAGAAAATCAAGGTCTTCGTCGATATTCAGAATGGGAAGACCGTCTGCATTTGCAGGCGTTCCAATAAGAAGTGCGGCAAGAAGTGCGAACCCGATGTAGTCGAGCGAGACCGCTTCGCTGACTGGGAGAGTGCGTTCCACCGCGACAAGTATGGACGGTGAAAACCGGTATCAGAAAGGCGGAATGCACATGAACAGTTCGGAGCAGAAAAGCCGCGATGCCCCCGCGCTGTCTACCGGACCTCCCGGCAGACGGGAAATCCAGAAGAAAGGAAGGAATGCAGAGTGAAGAACGCATACGGTATCAGTTCTCTGGCGAGACAGCTCAAAGCTGTTGCCGAGAAGCTCGACTCTCTTGCGATGGGAGTGCAGGACGTGGAGCAGAATGCTCCTGATCTGACCGGCGTGTACCAGAATCTCCTGCTTGACGAGGTCGAGCACGTTCAGATCCTGACGCTGGAGATTACCAAAGCGGTTGCGGAAGCGACTGCACCGAGCGAGACCAACGCCGATGAAGGCGGCGGCAGCGTATTCGCCCCCGGCGACCTCACGGACGATAAGTCCAAGAAGCCGCTGGAAGAGCCTGCTGAACCCGACCAGAAATGAGCGGGCGAGGCGACACTACTCCGAGAGGAGGTGGGTCTGCAAGCATGACCCCGAAATTAACCCAAGTGATCCGTCTGGACAGCTTACCGCTCGGCCAGACGTCTTTCACTCCCGAAGGCTACCTGAAGGACAGGCCGATCCTGACCAGTACAGGTATCTTCGAGTACACCAACTCTGACGGTTCCGTCAGACGGGAGCTTCGGCTCCCGGAGGATGTTTTCGACCCTGAGAGCCTTGCCTCGTACAAGGGCAAGCCCATCATCATCACGCATGATGCCGGAATGGTAACGAAGGACAATGTCCAGAAGTTCCAGATTGGCACCATCCTGACAGAGGGCTATCGCAGCGGGGAGGACGTCCGGGCTGAGATCGTTATTCACAACACCGACGCCATGAAGGATTGCGGGCTGAAGGAGCTTTCGCTCGGATACAGCCTCGATCTGGACGAAACGCCGGGTGTGTGGAACGGACAGCACTACGACGCGATCCAGCGGAACATCCGCATCAATCACCTTGCTTTGGTCAGGGAGGCCAGAGCGGGCGATCAGGCACGGTTAAATATTGATGGCCGTGACTCTGAAAACACTCTTAAAGGAGGAAAAGTTATGAAGAAGTCTCCCAAGAATGCTCGTGCGGATGGCGTTCTGACCCCCGAGGAGCTCCAGAAGGCCATCGAAGAGTACAAGGCTCGCCGTGCCGCAAAGCCGGCCGCCACTACCGACGGTGACGAACCCGTCAAGGAAGGCACTCCGGTTACGGAGCCTGCCGCCCCTGCTGCTGATGGCGAGAGCACTGCTCCTGCCGGTCAGGAGAACCCCACTGTCGAGGATCAGGTCGCCGAGATCAAGGCAAACCGCGACCGCCGCGACGAGGAGGGCGAACCCAAGGACGTCGAGGCTGCCAAGACTGTGATCGCCGATCAGGACGATGACATCGGCATCCTGTGCGACATCATCGACACTCTGCTTGCCCAGAGGGAGTTCGACGAGGGTGAACCCGCCCAGAATCCCGCTGAGGAACCCGCTCAGGAGCCTGCTGTTAAGGCTGCCGACGGCGAGGGCGAGTGCATCGAGCAGGACAGCGAGGATGACGACATCCCCAGTTCCACCCCTGCCGACGAGCCGCTGATGAACGCCGACTCCATCGACGCCATCGTTCGCCAGCGCATCCAGCTTGGTATGGTCGGCCGTTCTCTGAACCTCGACGGTCTGGAGAACATGAGCATCATGCAGGCTAAGAAGGCGGTCATCACCGCTGTTCGTCCCAACATGAGACTGGACGGCAAGAGCGCCACCTTCGTCAACGCTGCTTATGAGATGGCTGCTGCTGAGGTCACCGCTCGTGGCTCCAGCTCCGTACCCACTCAGAAGAAGCAGATGTTCAACAAGGACTCCCGCACCGCGGGCGTCAAGGAAACCGGCGATTCTTCCATCGACGCCCGCCAGCGCATGATGGATCGCCAGATGAACAAGAAGAAGGAGGACAAGTAAATGAGTGCTCAGACCCGTTACGGCTATTCCAGCCCCATTGGTGCTGCCGGCGGCATCGTCGATCTGGCTCCGTATGCCATCGACGCCTTCCTGAATGAGGAAGACACCGGCAAGATGCAGTTTGGCATGGGCGTTGTCACCGGTTCCAAGAAGGGCACCGGCATCAAGCTGCCCGTCAAGGCCAGCACTGCCGCGAACTTCGAGGGCGTGACCACCAACCGTCGTACCACCGAGTACGATGTGGAGGGCGACCTGAAGCTGCGTAAGGCTGCGACCATCGGCGTGATGCGCTACGGTCGTATCTACGTCCGCGTTGCCGCTGGCGTCAAGCCCGGTTACGGCGACAGCCTGTACCTGATTACCGAGGGCGACGAGGCCGGCTGCTTCACCAACGCCGCTGCCAGCACCGAGTCCGGCTCCACCGACAAGGCGACCATCGCTATCAAGGGTCGTTTCCTCGGCGGTGTCGACACCAGCGCCCAGATTGCCGCCGTTGAGCTTTTCAACGAGGCTCAGGCGTAAGAGAAGGAGGAAAGAACAATGGCTAAGAATCAGCACACTCACTACGACAGCACCGAGATGAAGTCCCTGCTGGCTTCCGCTATCCCTGCTGCCATCATGGCTTCCGAGGGCACTCGCTTTGACAGCGCGGAGGACGCTTCCGTGTTCTTCGCCCGCGAGCTCGACTTCGTCAAGACTCAGTCTTACGATGTCGAGTACCCCGAACTGACTGCCCTGAGTCTGTTCCCCATCAGCTCCGAGGTTGACCCCGGCGCCGAGACCGTGACCTACTACACCTACGACCGCAACGGTGTGGCAAAGGTCATCGACAACTACTCCACCGACCTGCCCCGCGCAGACGTCAACGGCAAGCCCAGCTACGCTCAGGTCAAGTCCATCGGCGATAGCTACGGCTACTCCGCTCAGGAGATGCGCGCCTCTCGTCTGGCTGGCAAGTCTCTGGACGCCCGCAAGGCTGAGTCCGCTCGTCTGGCTATCGACACCAAGAACAACCAGATCGCATGGCGCGGCGACGAGGAGAGCGGCCTGATGGGTGTTCTGTCCACCGGTCAGAATATCCCTCTGTTCACCATCACCGCCAACGCTTCCGGCAAGACCAAGTGGACCGAGAAGAGTGCCGACGAGATCCTCGCCGACGTGAACGGCATGGCGAAGCAGGTTGCCAAGGTGACCAAGAACGTCGAGCGTCCTGATACCCTGTGCGTTCCCGCCGAGGTGTATATGGACATCTCCACTCGCCGCATTCCCGACACTACTGCTACGGTCCTGAGCTTCATTCTGGAGCACGCTCCGTACATCAAGAACGTCGTGTCCGCTGCCGAGCTGGATGCCGACTCCGTTGAGACCAACCCCTACGCTCTGGAAGAGAACGGTCAGGGCGTTGCGTTCCTGTTCAAGAACGACAAGCGCAAGCTGTCTCTGGAGATCCCGATGCCCTTCTACCAGTATCCCGCTCAGGTGCGGAATCTGGAGACTGTCATCCCCTGCGAGGCTCGTACCGCTGGCGTGATCGTCTACTACCCGCTGTCCGCCCTGATTGCGGTCGGCGTCTGCTGATCCCGATTTTTTGTACGGAGGGGATACCGATTGGTGTCCCCTCCTGCATTATCCGGTAACTGCCGCATCGCGGCGCACTACGAAATGGAGGTTAAGTAGCATGAAACTCAAGAACATGAGTGTGAAGGTTATCAACATCGGAGCCAAGGTTCTGATGCCCGGTGCTGAGATGGAGGTCTCTGCTGAGATCGCCCACCTGCCCGCTATCCGCGCTATGGTCAGAATGGGGCTCCTGACCGTCGAGGACAACGGCGCTGCTGAAGCCGCTGCTAAGGCGAAGGCTGAGGCTGAGGCAAAGGCAAAAGCGGAGGCGGAAGCCAAGGCTGCCGCTGAGAAGGAAGCCGCCGAGAAGGCTGAAGCCGAGGCTGCTAAGGCTGCTGAGGAAGCCAAGGCGAAAGCCGAGGCAGAGGCTAAGGCCAAGGCTGAAGCTGCCGCTAAGGCGAAGGCTGAGGCTGAGAAGAAAGCCAAGGAGCAGAAGTAAGGAGTGAGCGCCGTGGAGAAAGTCATCGCGTACATCCGCCTGATTGGCACGGAGTTCAACAGCGTTGCCGACGAGAAGCTGAACCTCTGGATTGAGATGCTTCGCCCGATGGTCAGCCGAAAGCAGTTCGGCAACCTGTACGAGCAGGCTCTGGCCTACCTCGTCTGCCACAAGCTGAAGATGGCTGGCAACGGCGCAAACCCGCTTGGAGATCTGGGCGCTATCGGCATCGGTTTCGCTGTTGGAAGCGTGTCCGAGGGCGGGAGCAGCATCAGCTTCGGGGCGAACCAGAGTTCCAACCTCGCAACGGATGCCGAACTCGGTCTAACCGCATACGGTGTCCAGTTTCTCCAGATCCGCCGCATGGTCATCGTGCCGATCCATTGCAGCGGGGAGAGCGAATACTACGACGAAGCCCACGCCGATGAAGCCCCAAACCAGACCGTCCCTGTGGCGACAGAGACCAAGCTGGGAGGCGTCATGGTACGCCCCGGCTCCGGTCTGAAAATCGGAGAGGATGGCTCGCTTATGCTCGACGACGAGCAGGGGGGCTGACATGGCATTCGGCTTTACAGACCTGACGACGGAAGGCAAGCGGTATTTTCAGGAGCTGAAGAAGCTCGCAGAGATGGAGGTCGTGGTCGGATTTCAGGAAGGGCAGGCTTACGAAGACGGCACCTCGATGGCTGAGGTTGCCGCGTACAACGAGTTTGGCTCGTCTGATACACCAGCGCGACCGTTTATGAAGCAGAGCTTCGAGAAGCGAGAGAAGGAGCTGCAAGTCGCCTGCAATCAGGTGAATACCGCACTGTCCAAAGGTGATACAGCAGAACACGCCCTGAACCAGCTCGGCGTCATTACGAAGGGCATGGTACAGGAGGAAATCGCCAGCGGGGATTTTGCCCCGAATGCACCGTCAACGGTTCGGCAAAAGGGGTCTGAACAGCCGCTGATCGACACCGGCACGATGCGGCAGTCGGTCAACTACGTTGTCAGAAAGGCGGGTGCGGGACGTTGAACATCACGATTTTCAACAAGAAATACTGGGTGCGACACTTCGGAGAGCCGAAAAACGTCCGCGGATATATCACGAACGGCATGGAGGATCGCGTGGTCAGCCTGCACGTCCACCCGCTCAGCACCGACCAGATAAAAGCACTGCCTGAAGGCGAGCGAAAGCTGAAACGGCTGGAGGCTCACGGAACGGACGTGCTGGTGGTTGCCGATGAAGCGGCCGGAACGAAGGGCGACCTGCTGTTCTACATGGGCGACTGGTACGAATGCGTCAACGCGCAGCAGTGGGATCATACGCTGCTCAGCCACCTGAACTACCAGTTTGTACTCGTGCCGAAGGACGCTTCTCGCTCTATCGACACGGAGAACCCGCCCGAAGGCGACCCGAATGTGGCGACCGAGCCGGTGTACCCGTGGTTGCAGAAAGCGCCCGTCGCATCTTCCGACTCTCTCGGATTCGTCAAGATCCCGGCTGATTCCGGCCTTCAGATTGACGAAGACGGCTACCTGTCCCTGAAGAAAGGCGGTGATGCACCGTGAGAGTGATGCAGGCTCAGGCGCTGTTCCAGCAGCTTACCGCCAGCTACTTCGCCGGCGCGAATGTTGTGTTCTCCAATCAGAGCAGAGCGGCAAAGCAGAAGCAGCCGCTGGTAGTGCTCACGGTTGGCAACTTGAACCGTCCGGCTACGCCGAACTACTCGACAGTCAATGGCGTCGTAGTAGGAAACTACCTGTCGCGGTTGCCTATCACGGTAGACCTGTTCACGAACGGAGTTGCTGTGGTTGAGCCCGATACCGGCAGGACGGTCGCCTACGAGGACAATGCTCTTGACGATATGCTGTCGTTCGCGGACTTCCTGAACTCGGAGCATACCGTCCACTGGAGTCACAACCACGACGTTGCCATCGTAATCGACGGCGATGTCCTGAACATGACAGGACTGGTGAACGACAACAACTACGAGTACAGGGCGCGGCTGTCGGTTCTGCTTTATTTCACCCAGCAAGCGGTCGAAGGCGCTGCCGTCCTCAGCGAGGATAGCATCGTCTACCCGACCGATGACCCCGAAAATCCGTACACGCCGGTTGAACCGGTTGAGACGGAAAGCCCCACGGGTGGATACAAGACCGACTACATCAAGAAGATGGAGGAGGCCAAGGTCGACCCCGTTTATCAGCCGACCGCCAGCGGCGGCGGCAGCGAAGAGCTGGCGCAGGAGAGTGTCGGCTACTTCAATGAAGCTGAAATCAAGGAGGAAAAGCTATGAGCAAGAACTATGACATGATTGCTACCGTGGACATCGACCTCGAAACCCCGCTGGTCGATAACACCAGCTTCAGCAATCTGCTCATTGTCGGCCCGCTTCCCAAAGTGACGCCGAAAAAGGCCCCTCCGAAGGTTGGCGCCTATTCGTCCATCGACGAAGTGGTCGAGGCCGGCTGGGAGACCAGCGGCGATGGCGCTGACCCTGTCGGAGTTGCCGCGCAGGTGGCGTTCGGCCAGAGTCCGACGCCCACCACTATCTACATCGCCCCGATCCAGACCGTGACTACGCCTGCCACGGATGGCGAGGGCGAGGCAACCACCGCTCCCGAATCTGCCGTGGAGACTCTGCGTAGAGCTATGGGAACCAGCGGCTGGTACGTTGTCTGCACCGCGGGCGTTGACAAGGCGGAGTATGAGGACATCGCAGCGTACATCGAGACGCAGCGCAAGATGTTCGTCTATACCGAGCTGGATTGCTTCCCCAAGGCAGGAGAGGAGCGCGGTGAGGACGAGGATCTGGTAAAGCCCTCTGTCGGCACGGTCTACTTCCGCACTGTCGGCGTATATGGCCGCGTGAGCACCGATCAGCCTGACGAGGAGATCCCGGAGGCAAACAAGTATCTGAACGTGGCGTTCACCGCTAAGTGGCTCAACTACGCTTCTGGTAGCGAGACCAGCGCGTTCAAGACGCTGGCTTCGGTGTATCCGTCTGAGCTGAGCACCACCGAGATGAAAGCTCTGGAGGCGAAGAACCTCTGCTTCTTCATCACGGTCGGGAACAAGAACATCACCATGAAGGGCATCACCGTCGGCGGCGAGTGGGCGGACATCATCCGCTTCCGCGACTGGCTCCAGAACGATATGCAGCTTCGTGTGGTGAACCTGTTTATCACCAACCCGAAGATCCCGTACACGGACAATGGCATCGCTCTGGTACAGAACCAGATGATCGCCTCCCTGAAGGCGGGTCAGGATGCTGGCGGTGTGGCAGAGAGCGAGTTCGACGAAGATGGCAACGAGATCCCCGGCTTCCAGACCTCTGTTCCTCTGGCATCCAGTCTGTCCGCGTCTGAGAAGGCGTCCCGAAAGCTGACGAAGTGCAAGTTCAAGGCCAGACTGGCTGGTGCGATCCACTTCGCAGAGATCAAGGGCAGCCTGACCTACACGCTGTAAGGAAGGGAGGACGTAACTCATGGGTCAGATCAAGACTTACAACCCGAAGGAAGTCACGATTGCCTTCGGAAACCACATCGTCACCGGTTATGCCGACGACAGCTTCATCACCATCGACCCGAACGGCGATGGCGTTACCAAGAAGGTCGGCTGTGACGGCGAGATCGTCCGCAGCGTCAGCCCTGATGATACCTGTATCGTCAAGGTGACCCTGCTCCAGACCTCGGAGACCAACAGCTACCTTCAGGCTCGCCTGAATCAGGACCGGAAGACCGGTGACGGTATGTTCCCCGTTCTGATTAAGGACCTGAAGGGCGGCATGGTGTTCAGCACCGACGCCGCATGGCCTGCCAAGCCCGCTTCTCGCGGCTACGGCAAGGAGTCCAACAACCGCGAATGGGAGCTGCACACCGGCTCCGCCATTCTGGAGGAATAAGACAATGCTGAGGGAGCTGCCTGCGATTGCGGGCAGTTCCCTCATGCCTCGGCTACGAGGGGGAGGTATTTTACATGAAACGCATGGAACGGACCGAGAAGGTCATCGGCGAGAACACGTTTTACATCGTGCCGTTCGCCGCATTTACTGCAACGAATATCAGCGCAGAGCTGTCTGCTGTTCTGTCCCCGATGCTCGGCTCTATGGGCGCCATGATCGGGAACATCGACGCTGAAGCTGCTATGCGGGCAGCCAGCCAGCCGTCTTTCAACGCCGGCAACGAAGCGGAGGAGGACCGCGGCGTAACGGCATCTGACATCATGAACATGGACATGGAGAAGGTGCTGCCGGCTCTGGCATCTGCCTTCGGAAGTTTGTCCGGTGACCGGCTGGAACGCCTGATGCGGCGCCTGCTGGTCGATCACAAGAACATCTCCGTTGAAGGAGAAATCACCGACGGGCGCGTTGTCACGCTGGACAAGGATCTGGCAGACGAAGTGTTCTGCGGTGACATTCAGGATATGTTTATCCTCTGCTATGAGGTCATCAAGGTGAACTTTAGCGGTTTTTTCAAGAAACTCGGCGTCCAATTTGGGCGCCAGCTTCGAGCTATGGCGAAGGAGAAGGAGAAATCGAGCGATACGGAAAGCTTGACCTGACCCAGTTCAGCGAGCTGGAGCTCCGGATGTACGCGCTTATCAAAGCGCAGATAGCATCGAAGTCAGAATTGGAAACCGTTTATACCCTCGACGAAGCCTTGAAGCTATATGCTCTGTACCGCATGGATCAGGACATCGAGCGCGGTAGAGCCGAGGAAATGCGTCGGGAGACGCGGGATAGATAGTCGAAAGCGAGGTGATGGCTGTGACGGTAGCTGAGTTCTTCAACAAGGTCGGCTTCAAGGTCAATGAAGGCGATGTCAAGAAGGTCAACAATACAATCAGCAATATCAAGCAGACTGCCACGAAAGTGCTCGGTGCTATCGGCATCGGCCTCAGCCTTACGGCTGTAAACTCTCTGGTCGAAGAGTTCGGACGAGTAAACGAGCAGGTTAAGAACTCGACCGCCGCTCTCGGAGATCAGGCAGAGATCCAGAAGAAAATCATGCAGTCCGCCCGCGAGACGCGCAGCAGCTATGCCGCAACCGCAGGCGTTATCTCCGACCTCGTACATGAAAGCCCGGAACTGTTTGGGAATATCGACGAGGCCGTTAAGTTCAACAATGCAGCGACAATGCTGTTCAAATCCGCCGGTAAGACGAACGAAGAAATCGCTGGCTTGATGGAAGCGATCAACAAGTCCTTTGCAAAAGGCTATGTTGACAGTGAAACCATGAGCCAGCTCTTGGAACGTTCGCCTGAAGCGGTGGAACTTCTCAACAAGAAGCTCGGCACCACCTCTGACAAATTGGAGGAAATGGCGTCCTCCAGAACGATGACGGTTGCAGACCTGAAGGCGGCGTTCGTTGACAATGCCGACGCCATCGAGCAGAAGTTTGGCGGCGTTCAGTACAAAATCACGGACGCCCTGACGGTGGTACGAAGCGAGTGGGGTCTGTGGCTCAGCCAGATGGACTCCACACTCGGCATCACGAACACGGTGGCGCGGGCGGTAACAAAGGTATCCGACATTGCGCTCCGTGCCGCAAACCGTGTCCGTAACGCCGTGCAATGGCTGAGCGACAAGCTGGGTGGCAGTGACAAGCTGCTCAAGCTCATTACCATCTCGGTTGGAGCTTTTCTCGTGGCGAGCAAGGCCGACAAGGTCATCGGCTTCCTGAAAAGCGCAGGCGGTCTGCTCGCAAAGATAAAGACCGGCCTGGGAGCGATCCAGCTCAAGACGGTCGCCATTGCAGCGGCCATCATCATACTGGCGCTTCTGATCGAGGACTTCGTGAACTTCATGCAGGGCAATGACTCTCTGCTGGGCACGATGCTTGAAAAGGCGGGCATCGACGCTGACAAGGTGCGGGAGACCATTCAAAACGCATTTCAGAAGGTCAAGGACTTCCTTGTTACTGCGTGGGGTGTCATCAAGACGGTTCTCACGACAGTATGGAATGTTCTCAAGACGGTGGCTACGTCTGTCTTTGGCGGACTCCAACGGTTCTGGGAGAAGCATGGCGAACAGATCATGACCGCCCTCGCAAACATCTGGACCGGCATCAAAGACCGCCTGATCTTGGTGTGGAACATCATCAAGACTGTGGCGATGGTCGTTTTTGGAGCGCTCAAGAAGTTTTGGGACACATGGGGAGAGTCGATCTTGACTGCGTTTGAGGCAGTCTGGAACGTCATCAAGGCTGTGTTCGGCGCCGCCTTTGATGTGCTGGCCGACTTGTTCGCTGCATTCTCCGCGCTGTTTGCTGGAGATTGGGAGGGCTTCTGGGAGAACATCAAGCAGTATTTTGCAGACCTCTGGAACGGCATCCTGAACATTCTCAGCACCATCCTGACCGGCATCTGGAACGTCGTCAGCAGCGTGTGGTCGAAGATCTGGGAGATCGTGTCCAACATTGCGACCGGCATCTGGGAGTCCGTGACAACCGCGTTCACGAATATGTGGAACGGCATCACGACGACCGTAGGCAACATCAAGCAGTCCATCGTGGATGGCTTCACCGCTGCTATCGACTGGATCAAGAGTCTGCCTGCTCAGGCGTTACAGTGGGGCGCCGACATTATCAACAACATTGTCGAGGGAATCAAGGGAGCGGTCGGCAAGGTCGGCGAGGCTGTGTCTGGCGTTGCTGGCAAGATCAAGGGCTTCCTCGGCTTCTCCGAGCCAGATGAAGGCCCGCTGAGCGACTTCCACACCTATATGCCTGACATGATTGCGCTGATGACTCAGGGCATCAACGCAGGGAAAGACAAAGTGCGAGGCGCCCTTGAGGCGCTGACCGGAGATATGTCCCTGATGGCCAACGTCGGCATCGTATCTCCTTCCACGGCTGCATCCACCGTCGGAAGCAGTAACATCAGCAAGAGTGTCGTGCAGAACGTGAACATCAACAACAAGTTCGAGGGCGATAGAGCGGGCCAGCAGAAATCCGCCGCCGCTATGAAGCAGGCTGGAGGCGACATCACCAAGGAACTCGCTCGCGGTCTGGCTTATGCAAGGTGAGGTGAGATAGATGTCAAAAGCAAGGCAGCCCGTCTCGGTTGCAGGGATCGAGTTTGACGCCCTGATTTCCGAAAGCCGCAACTACGAAGCAAGCGTACCGGAGTACGCTGTTGAGAGCGGCGTCATGGTCAGCGATGACATCATCCTCGGTTCCGAGAAACTCGACATGACGCTGTACCTGACGGATACGCCTGTCACATGGCGCGGCCACGCAGGCAGGGGAAGAGTCGAAGCTGTTGTGCAGCAGCTCGAAGAGCTGTACTACTCCAAGTCGCCCGTCACGGTGGTTACGTCCGAAAAGACCTTCACCAGTATGGCGATTACGAGCATGACCATCAGCAAGACGTTCGAGAATGGGTACGCAAGAGAGATCCCGATTTCTTTCCAGAAAATCCGCATTACGTCCGCAAAGACGGCGTCCATTCCGGCAAGCTATGGGCGCAGCGGAAAGACTCAGGCTGCTGCGGGTACGGCGAATACGTCCAGCGGTAGCTCTGGTTCTGGCAGCGGCAGTGGCAGTGGCGGCGGTTCGGGCTCCGGTTCCGGCAGCTCGTCCGGAAGCGGCAGCAAGTCCAGCATCCTGTATAGTGCCGCAAAGGGCATGGGTCTGTTGAATTAAGGGGGCGAGATTATGGAACTGACAATCATTGAAGTCCCAGATATGAACGACAGCATGAGCCGTATCGTCCTGAACGGGAAGGCGTATCTGATTCGATTCACTTGGAATGAAGCGGGCGGCTATTGGAAATTCGGCCTGTATAACACGCAGAGTGAGCCGATTGTTATTGGCATCAAGATTGTGCCGCGGTATCCGCTGAACCTGTTCTATGGCGTGACCAAGCTGCCGGACGGTGTATTCGGAGTGCAGACCAAACTCGCCCGCATCGGGCGCAATGACTTCATCGACGGGAAGGCGCAGTTCGTCTTTTCACCCGTTGAAATCGAAGAATGACGTCCTCTGGACTGTCCTGCGGAATGTCCGTGGGACAGTCCACGGACACGTCCACGGATAGTCCAAGGAAAACGCGCTGGACAATCCGCGGAATATCCGTCTCGGAGCATCCATCGGTCTGAATTGCTTGAAGATGCTCCGGACGGCGCAAGCGTAGCCGCAACAGGAATAGACGCGAGAAAATCCCCGTTGTCCGCACGGAAACCGAGGTTTTTCTGACGTTTCTTCCGCGTCCTTCGGAATGTCCGCGGACATTCCATCGGACAATCCAGCGGAACATCCACGGACAATCCGCGGTAACCGTCACCGTCACCGTCACCGTCACCGTCACCATTATAGAATAGATACTAACGTATCTATTCTTGTGCGTTTCAGAACGCACGAGCGTGTTATTTCTCTGCGTTGAGCGTGTGTTTGCACAGGAGGGAGGCAGAGCTGTGAGCAACGAAAACTTTGACAGACAATACCGACTCGCTGCCGGTAAAGCGGGTGGTATGGGCTTCGAGATCGGAGAGACCTCCAAGAGCCAGCCTGTCGCGCTGCACATCAACTTCTCTCTCCAGAAGAGCGACCTTGAGACGCAGAATACCGGGCGCGTTACCGTCTGGAACCTGAACAAGCAGCATCTCGCCGCTCTTGACGAGAAGGACTGTGTTCTGTCTCTGAAGGCGGGATATGGAAACCGGATGCCGCTGATCTTTGCTGGCATCGTTTCGAGCGCTACCACGACTAAGGACGGCGCGGACCGGAAGACAGAGATTGAGGTTGTTGACAACCTCGTCGAGATCCGCGACACATACGTCACGATTTCGTACACTGGCAACGTCAACTGGAAGACCATCATGGATGACGTGGCGAACCAGATGGGAGTTGCCGTGACCTACTCGTACAATGCAACCTTCGTCGACATCCCGAACGGCTTCAGCTTCGTCGGGCAGGCGCGGGACATTATGACCAAGGGATGCAACTGCTGCGGACTGGTATGGAGTCTCCAGAACGGCGTCATGCAGGTCAAGAAGCCGGGAGACACCATGAGCAGAGAAGTCTATGTCCTGTCCGAGGACTCTGGCCTGCTCGGCATCCCCGCACGAGTGACGGAAGCGGCTGCACAGGAAAGCGCTACTCCGGAAATCGGGTGGGATGTCGAATACTTCTTGAACGGGGCTATCAACATCGACGACTACGTCAAGCTGGAGAGCGAGAATGTGACTGGATATTTCAGGGTGTACTCCATTGAGATGTCCGGCGACAACGTCTCTGGCGACTGGATTTGCAAAGCAAGGCTGAAAGAGGTGAAAGCGGAATGATGCAGGAGTTCGTCCAGCAGATCTCTGATACCGTCAAGCGCGGCATCCGTGGTATCCACACCGCTATGCCGGGGAAGGTACTGGCATTTGACCCTGCCAAGTGCATCGCTACGGTTCAGCCTGTGATGAAGTTCAAGAAACCTGACGGAAAGACGATGGATTTCCCGCAGATCACTGGCGTCCCTGTGGTGTTTCCACAGGGGGCGGGCCAGAACACGGCGGTCGCGTTTCCGGTCAAAGCTGGGGATGGCTGCCTGATCGTGGTAGCCGAGCAGAGTCTCGATTACTGGCAGTACGGGCAGGAAACCGACACCGACCTTGCGTTCGATATGACGAATGCCATCTGCATTCCGGGCTTGTTTACGAAGGGAAATGATGCGGTGCAGACTGCCTGCGCGGAAAACGCCGTTGTGCTCAAGGCTGGAGGAACGGTCCTGAAGGTAGCACCGGACGGCGTGACCATCACCGGAAAACTGACTGTGAGCGGAGAGGTGGTTGGAAGCGGCGTTGCTCTCAGTACGCACACGCATACAGGCGATAGCGGAGGGACAACGTCCGCTCCTACCTAAGCGATTTTAAGCCCCGCTGCGGGCTTTCTTTTTTGAGTACAACAATACCCACCGTGGGCGGAAAACATCATTCCCGAAGCGGTCAATCAATTCCGCGGCATCTTCAGGAGGGAGGGGAAAGGTGTGCTGGACATCAAGCTCAACGCTGATGGCGACTTGGATGTAAGTGCATTCGGCGACATCAGTATGACCGAGAGCGTACGACAGGCGGTGCTGATCCGCCTCCGATGGATTTATGACGAATGGCGTCTTGGACCTGAGTACGGATTCCCGTGGTTCGAGGAAGTATTCGTCAAGAACCCGAACACCATCAAGATCAAGCAGCTCGTACGGGAGGAAATCCTGAAGGTGAGCGAAGTGAAAGCAGCCGAGGTGACGAAGGTTGACTACGACCCCGCCAAGCGCGAGGCGAAGTTCTACTACACCGTGAAGGTTGGAGAAGAGACTTACAGGGAGGAGGTAACATTGTATGGCTGATTACGGCTTGACCCCGCAGGGGCCGAATATCAAACGGCTCGATGTCATTCTCGATGAAATGCACAAGCAGCTCAGCGAGAAGTGGGGCGTGAATACGAAACAGAACCCGGAGTCCCTGCTGAACCACCTGCTGACGAATATCGCAGATCAGCTCGCGGAACTGTGGGAGTTCGGCGAGGATGTGTACCACTCTCAGTATCCGTCCACCGCAGAAGGTACGAGTCTCGACAACGCGGCACAGTACGGCGGCTCGACCCGCGAAACGGCAGCGAAGTCGTATTACCCCATTCACTGTACCGGCACGGACGGCACGAAGCTCGCCGCCGGCACGATGATTGCTTCCGATACGAACCCGAAGACGGAATTGTCGCTGACCGAACCGCGGCAGATTACGAGAACCTCGTTCAACAAGGCGAAGATCAAGCTGACAACGACCGAGATGGACGACGCATACACGGTTGCCATCAATGGAGACGTGTTTTCGTACGAGCCGAAAAGCGGAGAACAGGCGGTGGATGTTCTGAAAGGGCTGGCTGCTGCTGTCGCAAGCGAAGCGTTCGCGGCTTCGGTAGACGAAGTGAACGGGTGGCTGCTGATTGATGCGGCGGATAAGGCGTCGAACAACGTCCTGATCCTCAGCGAGAACCTGACCACCGAGACCGTCACCAGCATTGTCGTGTTCGGAACGGTTGATACCGGCGACATCCTTCTGCCCGACGGCGTCATTACGCAGATTGTGAAGGCTGACGCTGGGCTGCTGGAGGTCATCAATATGTGCGGCTACATTGCAGGGCGCAACGAGGAGACCGATGCAGAGTTCCGCCAGTCCTACGCCGATAAGATTTTCAACAGGTCGTCCATGATGCTTGAAAGCATCAGATCCGCCATTTTGAACAATGTGCAAGGCGTTGTGAGCGTCGCACCGTACGAGAACCCGACAAACGTAGAGGACGCATACGGAAGACCGCCGCACAGCATCGAAATTGTTGTCGACGGCGGCGACCCGGTGCAAATCGCACAGCAGATCCTCGAAAAGAAAGCTGGCGGCATCCAGACCTACGGAGATACGTCCGTCGTGGTGGCTGGCGCATACGACGAGGACATCACGATCCGCTTCAACCGACCGACTCAGATCTACACTTGGTTCCATCTCGGCATCACGCTGAACCCGTCCGAGGCCTTGCCTCCCAACTATGTCGATCTGCTGCGGAATGTCGTTCTGGAGAATATGGACAGTCTGAACGCTGGGCAGGACGTTGTCCCTCAGAAGTTCATGGCACAGCTCTACAAAGCGTGTTCCGGCATCAGCTACATCGACATCAGACTCTACGCCACGGAAAGCTCCGCGGAGGAGCCGTCCGAGTACCCCGACCGCAGCAAGAACATCACGGCACGGCAGCGGGCGTACACGACAGAGGCGATGATCGAGGTGGCGATTGATGGCTGATTATGTAGTTGCTCTGAAAAAAGACCTTGTCGAACAGTTCCGAGGCAAGGCAAATATCGAAGCCCTTGTGGAAGTGATCGGGGCGCAGTTCCAACAGGTCTATGACTTCTACGATCAGCTTCGCTACAACAGAGACGTCTACACCGCCGTGGGCAAAAACCTCGACGGCGTAGGCGATATTGCTGTCCTGACCCGTATGGAGGCGGCTCAAATTGCAGGTGATCCGATTCCGTTCGAGGTCATCGACGACGAGAGATACCGCCAGTACCTGATCTACAAGATTCTCAAGAACACCTGCGACTGCACCTACCCCGACATCATCAAGGCGTTCAGGATGTTCTGGGATAAGCCGCTGTACTACACAGAAGACCCGGCATATCCTGCCACCATGATCTTCGACACCGGAGAAATGGATGGCACGGTCGATACAACGCCGCTGTTCAACACGCCGCTGCTCCGCGCCGCCGGCGTGACGCTCAAGCTATACGCTCGGACGAAAACGCCGATGGACCCGGCGAAGCTGTATATCCTCAGCGGCCTCGGATTTGCCGTCACGGAGACGCTGCTGCCGACGCTCGAAAGAGATATTGACTATGCGGCTCGTGTCTACATCGGAAGCGGGCACCAGACCATTTCGGAGGATACGCTCCCCGGCGTTGAACGGGATTACAAGTTTGGCTTCAAGCTGCACCTCGGAGCAGGGCTTCAGGCGGTGCTGGAAAGCACAATGCCCGAGCAGGACCGCAAGGTGTCCTACGACGCATCCGTCTGCGCGGGTAGCACGGTGCAGAGCGTGATGGAAACTCGTATCACAGATGCCGTGGATAAGCCGACGAAGCTGGCCTCACCACAACGGTCCGCCGTCAAGCGGACGAAGCTCCAGAACCTCAAAGCCGTGACGGAGCGCCTGAAACGCGAGAACGCGGCAGAGAGGAACAACAAAACGATTGAAGGAGGAACACAGAAATGAGCTACTATGGCGGAACCGTAACGGTCGCCGGCCGAAATCTCATTACGAGCCTCATGGCCGGGAAGACGATTGAGTTCACCCGCATCATGGTCGGCTCTGGTGCCATGCCGGAAGGCGTTGAGCCTATCGACATGGTCACGCTGGTCACTCCGGTTGCGGAGGGCGTTTCGTCCGTCCCGACTGTGGAGAACGGCGTACTGAGCATGGTGGTCGAATACCGCAACGACCTGAACGGCGGTTTGCAGGAGGGCTTCTGGCTCCGCGAGTTTGGCGTATTCGCCAAGACCGAGGACACCGAGGAGATCCTGCTCTACTACGCAACGCTGGGCGACAGCCCACAGCCGGTCAATGCCTACAAGGACAACCGCATTGACATTCGGCGCTATCCCATTTCGATTGCCCTTGAGCTGGATGCCGACGTCCAGATTACCTACAACCCCGGCGCGTTCATCACGTCCGCTGAGGCTGAGGAGCTGGTACGGACGATGGTTCAGGAGGCGATCAGCGGTGTCGGCACCGCAATCATCAAAGACATCACGATTCCCCACACCGGCTGGACATGGCAGGAGGAGAATCCTGATGAACAGGGCGCGTGGGACATGGACGAGTATCGCTACTACGTCGATGTTCCCGTGACGGAGGTTGCGGAAACGCAGTTCCCGAACGTCGCTCTGCATAAAGCGGCCCTTGAGACCGCGAAAAACGCTGGCCTTTGCCCGACGGTGCAGACCATTGCCGGTGCGCTGCGCTTCTGGGCAAAGAGAAGTCCTGACGAGGATATGGAGGCGACCATCGCCCTCGTATCTCCCGGCGCCAGCAGCAGCGGGGGAGGCGGAGGCTCGACCTATGTGCTGCCCGTGGCTACGGCAACGCGGCTCGGCGGCGTAAAGATCGGCAAAGGCATCTCTGTGGCAGCGGACGGCACGATCACCGCATCGACCAGCGGCGTCGGCCCCGACGACATGGCCTCTACCGAAGACACGGAATCCATGCTGGACGAAGTCTTCCCCTCTGAGGACGCGAACCCCTAAGCTACCGGCAAAGACCATTGAGAGGAGCGATTAAATGGCATACGACACCTCTAAACTCGCAAGCCTTCAGGCTCTGAAAGACACGGCTACCCGTATCAAGAAAGAGTATCTGGCGGCTATCTCCAAGGCGGGTCACGCTTCGTTCCAGAAGGCCGAAGCTATCCCGACCGCGGAGGAGGCACAGGAGAATATCCTGTACCTTGTTAAGAACACCGAGACCAACCACTACGACATCTACGCTCTGGTAGACGGCGCGGTGGAACTGCTGGATGACACCACGGTCAATCTCGACGGTTGCGTGACCGACGAAGAGCTGGCAGCGGCTCTGGCTGGTCTGGGCGGCGGCGCACTCTATGAGGGCACGAAGTCCGACCTGTCCGCATCCGACAGCAGCGTCATCGAGGCGTACTTCGCGGCGCACACCGACATTACCCCGAAGGCGGGCGATGTGTTCGTCGTGACCACCACCGTCGGCGGCAAGGAGTACGAGAAGTCTGCGTACCAGTACACCGGCGAGGTGTGGGAAGCGATGACCGGCAACGTGGACGCCGACAAGGTCATCATGCGCGAGAACCTGATGCTGGCGGGCGATTACGACCGCATCGGCAACTGGACGAAGGCTAAGAACGGCACGGCCACAAAGGAAGTGTCTGGCAAGTCCGTCGCGGCGATCCTGAAAGACCTGACCTCCAAGACCCTCCAGCCGACTATCACCGCGAACCCGTCCATCAACGGCTTCGGCCTGAGCGGTGCGGGTGCAGTGGAAGCCGGTACTGCGGTTGCAACCGCGTCCTATCTGGCTGCCAACCTGAACCCCGGTTCCTACAAGTACGGCCCCAAGGCCGGTACTGGCGTCGCGGCGTCCAACTGGAAGGTTGAGCGTATCACCGACGGCGGCACCGAGCAGGTGGCCTCTGTGGATGCCGCGTCCCTGCCTGCGGGCAGCGACAACAACGGCGGAAACGGCTTCATCATCGGCGACGCTGGCGGCGCTAACGCTGTGGCAAGCCTGAAGTACCGCGTGACAGCGACGCACGGTGCTGGTGTGCAGGCCGAGGACAACCTCGGCGGCGCGTCCAACCCCGCTGTTGCGATTGCGGCTGGGTCTAAGACGAAGGACTCCGCTGCGTACACGCCGTTCCGCAACTACTTCTTCGGCGCAACCGCCGAGAAGCCGGCTCTGGACAGCGCGTACATCCGCGGCCTGACCAAGTCCGGCAAGGCATACGCTCCCGGCGTCATTACCGTCAATGTTCCCGCTGGCGCGAATCGCGTTGTGATTGCCTGCATCGCCGGCAAGACCGGTGTAAAAAAGGTCATCAACGAGACTGCGCTGAATGCCGATGTGACCGATACCTTCACCAAGAAGACTGTCGCCGTCGAAGGCGCCAACGGCTACACCGCCAAGGAATACAACGTGTGGGTTTTCGAGCCGGCCGTTCCGTACGAGAACGCTGCCGTCCTGAAAGTCACGCTCGGTTGAGAGGAGGGAATGAAAGATGGCAGTCATTAACACCCAGAATAGCTACGCCAAGATGGAGTTCCCGCTGACGATCAAGCGGCAGGATGCGTTCAGCATCGACCCCACCGAGATCTGGCCCTCTCTTGAGGCTGCTCAGGAGTACGCGCAGACCAACCCCACAGCTTACGTCGGCCAGAAACTCTCTGTCGTCGTGGATGGCGTGTCCACGCCGTATCAGATCAAGAACGCGGCTGGTGAGCTGGAACCCCTCGGCGGTACGCCTGCGACCGACGAGGAAGTAGCAGAGATGTTTAACGAAGTGTTCAATTCTGGGGCAACCGGGAACTGACGCTGCGGTGAACAAATATTTTTAATCATCATTAGGAGGAAAACGCAATGGCATACGACAACACCCATCTGGTAAAGCTGGCAGCCCTCAAGGCTCTGGCCGAGAAGGTCAAGAGCGACTACGCGCTGAAATCCGAACTGACCGCCCTGTCCGGTCGCGTTGACGACCTCGTCACTGCTGGTGGCGAGCCCAACGTCCTGACCGGCATCAAGGTCAATGGCACTCTGCTGGACCTGACTGAAAAGATTGCCAACATCCTGATCGCCGAGGGCAAGACCAACGGCACCATCGCCGCCAACGGCGTTGATGTCCCCGTTCACGGTCTGGCTGCTCTGGCTTACAAGGCCGAGGTTTCCGAGGCTGAGCTGGCGAAGGCCCTGAAGGATGCCATCGACGCCAAGGCAAAGCAGGCTGATCTCGACACCCTGACCGGCGAGGGCGAAGGCTCCATCAAGAAGATGATCGACGACGCCTTCAATGACTTCTCCACCAAGGTCAGCGATGACGGTGTCGTCAACTCTTACAAGGAGTTGATCGACTGGGCTGCCACCCACGGCGCTGAGGCGACCAAGATGGCGAAGGGCATCTCTGATAACAAGACCGCCATCGCCAACCTGAAGAAGTATGTCGGCACTCTGCCCGAAGGTGCGACCGCCACCGATGTCGTCGGTTACATCGCCGAGGCGATTGCCGCTCTGAGCATCGGTGACTACGCCAAGACCACCGAGGTCACCGCTGCCATCAACACCGCTCTGGCTGATTACGCCAAGACAAGCGATGTCAACACCGGTCTGGGCAAGAAGGCTGACAAGGTCGCCAAGGCCACCAACGGCAACTTCGCTGCTCTGGACGCTGACGGCAACCTCAAGGACTCCGGCAAGAAGGCGGCCGACTTCGTTGCCGCTGAGGCTGGCAAGCGTCTGATGACCGACGCTGAGGGCACCAAGCTCGGCGGCGTGGCTGAGGGCGCCACCAAGGTCGAGGCGTCCGAGACCAACGGCAACGTCAAGATCAACGGCGTTGACACCAAGGTCTACACCGAGCCTTCCGACGTCGTTCATGGTGCCGTCGCTACCGACAGCGAAGTGACCGAGATGCTCAATGAGGTCTTCACCACTACCGGTGCCTAATCCCACAGGAACACGCGAAAGGGCAGGGGGAGAAATCCCTCTGCCCTCTATTATCCGACATGGAGGTATTAGCGCATGGGTAAGTTGACACTCACCGAGCACCTGAGAGCCTGTGCGGAAGCTGCAAAGAGTTTCACGAACGGTCTGGTGGCCGAGTTGGCGCAGACTGTAACGGATGCGATGCAGGAGATGGAGAGCGTAAAGGCTGACAAGCAGGCTTCGGTTTCCATCACCATTCCGACTACGGGCTGGGGCATTGATGAAGCGTCGGAAAGTTACCCGAACTACTGCGACATCACGGTCGCGGGAGTGACGGCAAAAGACCGCGCTGATATTGCGATTGCCCCGAACAGCATGGACGTAGCTATCGGCTGCGGCATTTGCCCCACCAACGAAACGCTGGCAGGAAAGATCCGCGTGTGGGCGAGATCCGTCCCCACCGAAGCGATTGCTGCGGAGTACAGGCTGAATCAAGGAAAGGAGTAACCTGACGTTATGGCTTATGGAACTGTAAATGTCGGTCAGGCTCAGACCGATGACAGCAAGTATCTGACCACCGAACAGGTCGGTACGCCGAGTGGGCTCGCAACGCTGGACGCGAACGGCAAACTGACCGCATCTCAGCGCCCTGACATCGACGCTTACACGAAGCAGCAGACCGACGATCTCGTTGATCGGGATGTTTCGGCGCACAACGAAGATGCTTCTGCTCACGGCGACATCCGCGCTTCCATCGCGGCTGTTGATGCAGCCGTAAAGGCAATCGAGCTGAAGTACGGCACGGAGATCACGAAGAACCCGTTCAGCGTCGGATTCACCGACCTGAGTGCGGTCAACGTGACCGGCGTATGGAACGCATCGCTGGGCAGGATCGAGTTCTGATGGCAGAGGAAATCATTTTCTCGCGCCCCGCTGATGAAATTTCCTGCATCATCGGGAACCTGTTCTCAGCGATCACGCCTCCGTGCGACCTCAGACGCAGCACCGATCTTGTCATCTGCGGTATGACCCACGCTCAAAATTATGGGACGCTGACCGTCAAGAGCGACTGCTGCATTTTCATCGGCGAGCCTGAAGATCTGGCCGCCGTATTAAACGGGCAATGCCTGGAAAGGAAGTGCAGACATGGCCGATAAGGAGTTTCTGCTTGGCAACAGAGCAAGGGAGCTTCTGAAGTACACCAAGCAGGCGACGAGAGTTGTCTCCGGCGACATCAGCAGGGCCGACGTTCGAGCAATTATCACACGGGTTGCCGAGCTCGACGACATCTGCGATGTCAAGATGGTCTGCCAAGAGGTCGTACACGTCCTTGACACCAAGGACAAGGAGGGCTTCACAAAGAGTACCTTCCGAATGTATGGAGAGGATATGCGCGAAACTGCGAAAAAGATCCTGACGGACATCCATCGCGCCAACAACACGAACTTCGTGGTGGCGTATGAGGATAGAATCCACAAGATCGAGGAAGTGGTGGACGGCTGCTCCCTGCTGCTGGAGTATATCACGATCTGTATGGACGAAGGCATCATCAGCGTGAAGAAGGCAGGCGTCTGGACCAAGAAAGTCACAGACGTCAAGTATATGGCGATGGCGTGGCTGAAGGGAGACCGCGGCAGAGCCAACAAGCTCCGTTCGGAAGCAAAGGAAAAGGAGGACAGGAGCCTCTACAATCTGGTGATGTCCGCCTGCTCCGCAGCCCAGTCCGCGCGGAAGTAATCAGGGTTCATGGCGGAGGCATCCGCCTTGAGTTAGGGTATGACTCGCATCGGCCGCCAACTGGTGGCTCCGCTCCCCGAACACCAACAACACCAACAACGTGTGGAACGTCAACTCCAACGGCAACTACAACAACAACAACGCATCCAACTCGAACGGCATCCGCCCCGCTCTGATGGAAAGTGAGATTAGTAATCCCTCCGATGGGACGAACACAGTACACCATCATCAAAGGGAGTCATATCCTGTCGCCCGTCTGTGCATGGATGGGCGATAAACACATCACACCGAGGCTCGCCATCCTGACTTGGATGCTGCGGCTGCCGGGGGCAAGACGACCGGTGTTAGGAGTGATGGCTGGTCTGGAGCTTGCCCTATACCCAGACCAGAGGAAGCAACAACAGCAAAGAAGCGAGTTTATGACCTATCAAGAGATGTGCAGCTTTGAAACGCTGTACGCAGCTTACTTGGAGGCCAGAAAGCGGAAACGGTCAAAGCCCGGAACGGCTCAGTACGAGCAGAATGTTCTGGCCTGCACCGAGAAGCTGTCAACGATCCTGCACACCAAGACCTACGTTCCGAGCAGGTTTGAGGTGTTTTATGTCTATGAGCCGAAGAAGCGGCTCGTCCAAGCGCCCGCGTTCGTGGACAAAGTCGTCCTCCACGCGGTCGTGGACAACATCCTGTATGAAGCCATCACGAAGAGCTTCATTCGGGACAATTTCGCCAGTCAGACCGGTAAGGGCACCAACGATGGTTTGATGCGGCTGAAGCAGCACATGGTTGATTACTACCGACGAGAGAAGCACGGAACCGATGGGTGGATTCTCAAAGGAGACGTGCATCACTTCTTCGCCAGTATCGACCACGACAAGCTGAAACGCAAGCTGAAGGCGCTGCTCGATAAGCGTGGCGTAGACCCGCAGATCTATGACCTGCTGTGCGTCTACATCAATACGACCGACGGGCTGCCCCTCGGCTACCAGACCAGCCAGCTACTCGCTCTGATGTTTCTGGACGAGTTCGACCACCTGATGAAAGAGAAATACCGCCTGAAGTATTACGGGCGATACATGGATGACTTCTACGTCATCCTCTCAGACAAACAGCGGTTGAAGGAGATCCTGAAGGACATTCGGGCGCTGATGGACGGCTGGGGTTTGGAGCTGAACCAGAAGACTGGCATCTTTCCGCTGAGGAACGGCATCGACTTCCTCGGCTTCCATTCGTACATTACCGAAAGCGGCGGCATCATCCAGAAACTTCGACGGGACAGCATCCAGCGCATCCGTGCGAAGGTGAAGTTCTGGGAGGAAGCCTACAAGCGCGGCGAGGTTACGAAGGACGCCATCCTCCAGAGTTTCGGAGCGTGGGACGCACACGCGGCATACGGCGATACGCACGAGCTGCGGAGCAAGTACGCGAAGAAAGTTTCAGAGATCATCGGCGAGGAGGTAAATATCCACCGAAAACTCAACGGGAACCGTGCGGTACGCGAGAAGCGCAGATTCCGCCAATGCCGCAACCTCTACAAGAAACAGCATCAAGGAAAGGAGACGGAGCAATCCGCCTCCTTTTTCGATGCCCAACGCCCCGCGGACGCGCTTCCGTGGGACTGACTCTTAACTCTTATCAAGGAGGAAAACAACATGGCAAATGTGCTTTTGAGCACCAAAGCTGTTGGCAGCGTTATCAAGCTGAATGTCAACGGCTCGGCCAAAGAGTTCATCGTTGTCCATCAGGGCAAGCCGAGCTCTCTGTACGATGACTCCTGCAACGGCACTTGGCTGCTGATGAAGGACATCTATGAAAATCGTCAGTGGCACAGCTCTGATGTGAACAAGCTGGAGAGCAGTACGATCCATAGCTATCTGAACAGCACGTTCCTGAACCTGTTTGATTCCAACATCCGCGACGCGATCAAGCAGGTCAAGCTCCCGTACCGTAAGAATGGCGGCTCTGGCGGCACCAACCAGAGCGGAGCAAATGGTCTGTCCTGCAAGGTGTTCCTGTTGTCCGGTTACGAGGTCGGTTGGACGTCCGGCGACAACCAGTATTTCCCGGTGGACGGCGCGAAGCTGTCCTACTTTGAGTCTGGGACCGGCACGTCCGCCAACAATAAGCGCATTGCGTACCTGAACGGCTCGGCCGCCTTCTGGTGGCTCCGCTCCCCGAACACCAACTTCACCGGCAGCGTGTGGTACGTCTACTCCGACGGCGGCTGCAACGGCAACGGCGCATCCAACTCGCGCGGCATCCGCCCCGCTTTGGTTCTTCCCTCTACACTCTTGGTCTCTGATGACGGCACCGTATCCACGAATACGCCCCCGACTATCACCAGTACCAGCGGTGCGAGTGGCGTGAACCTCGGCAGTAAGACGGCGGCGTTCAGCTTCAAGTACACGCCCAACGATGCCGACGGCGACAAGCTGACGGTCACGGAAAAGCTGGACGGTGTCGTGAAGAAGACGCGCACGAATGTCACCAGCGGTACGCAGCTCACCTTCGAGTGCGCCAGCACCGCGGCGGAGTTCCAGAAGATTCTCAACGGAACGCACACCATCACCATCGAAGTGAGCGATGGAAAGGCGAGTGCGACCTTCACGGCCACCTTCACGAAAGCCGTCCACAAGGCGACCATCACGCTGAAGACACCGTTGGCGGTGTCCGGCGACATCACGGCGGCGGTCATGTCGGTCGTGGGGCAGATCCCGGCCGGCGCGGTCTACAAGGTCGAGGCAACCAACAATGCGAAGGACACCAGCCCTGTGTGGCAGGACGTCACCGCGGAGGTCAAGAGCGGCGCAAACATCGTCTTCACGAACAAGACGGCAGCAAACGGCGCGGCGTTCAACTTCCGCATCACTGTGGAGCGCGGCACGTCCGCCGGCGGATATATCTCCGGCGTGAGCGGCGCGTTCCAGTAAGGAGGGAAAGTCATGGGACTCGTATGGAGAAAGGATGACCTGCTGACGCTGTCCGAGAAGCAGCTCAGCATGGCGAACGAAACCTGCCAGCAGAAGATCTACGCCGGTATCGACGTAGAACTGAGCGGTGGGACGGAGCATTTCTCTCTTGAGGCGCACGATCAGGCGAATATCGAATCCATGTTTACCGCCGTCACGCTCGGCGCGAAGGAGCAGCAGTACCATTGCGACGGTGGGGAGGTCAAGACCTATTCTGCCGCCGATGTCGTTGTGCTGTACGCAGCCTACAAGAACTACGTCACGAAGCACACGACCTACTGCAACCTCCTGAAGAAGTGGATTAAGCGCGAGACGGACAATGCCGTCATTGGCGCCATCCAGTATGGCGACAATCTGCCGGAAGACCTGACCGCGCAGATGAAGACGATCCTCGACGCCGCGACGGCGCAGCTCACCAGCATCACCACCGCGGTCAGCGACGGTGCGTTTGCGGATAAGATCTCGTCTCTGGAGAACCAGATGACCGAAACTCAGATGGCATTGTGCGATGTCTACGAGCAGGTCATCGCAGCGACTTCGGCTACGGAGGGATAAAGCTATGGCAAGAATTTACGCGACCCTGATTCGCAAGGGTGAGAAGACCATCGAAGATGTTCCGGAGAGGCTCCGGGCAGCCGTGGAGGCTCTGCTCGCAGAGGACGCCGTATGAGCGCCCTCCGCGAGTTTTGTCTTAAATATCTGCTGAGAAAGGAGGAAGACGAAATGGCTGTTGTGTACGCTACCCTGATTATCAAGGGCAAGAAGACCATCGACCAGGTGCCCGCTCGTCTGCGTAAGCAGGTCGAGGAGATCCTGGAAGCCTGCGAGGTGGAGATCTGACCTCCCAGCGGCGGGAGCCGGTCGTTCTGACCGGCTCCCGTTTTACATGAACGCAATCTGGATGCCTCTCGCCATGCAGTTACCCGGTTCACCGGCGAAGAGCGAGTCCAAACCAAGAAACTGTTGAGAGAGGTACGAGAGTATGAATATCGGAGAAATCTTGATCGCCGTGCTGATGGCAGTCGCCGGCGGCGCGGCAGGAGCGGCCGTTATCAACGGCATCAACGAGAGATGGAAGTTCAAGGCGAACCGCAAGGCCGTGAAGGAAGACCGGGCGGAGGAGAAGGCGGATAAGACCGACGAGCTGACCAAGACGCTGTCCGGTCTTCAGGAACAGCTTGAGCACCTGAAGAACAGCGACACCGCACAGTCGGAGGCTTTGAAGCTGATCCTGCTCGACCGGATTCTCTGGCTGGGGCAGGGCTACATCAACAAGGGGGAAATCTCTTTTGATGACCGCCGCCGGTTCCACGCCATGCACAGTTGCTACCACAGCGGGCTTGGCGGGAACGGCGATGCCGACATCGTCGTTGAGGGCGTCGATGCTCTGCCGCTGAAAAAGTAAGGAGGCGGTTGCATGAGCGCCCTGAACATCGTCCTGTTCTGTGCCGCCGGCTTCCTGCTTGGCATCGTCATTTCGTGGCTGGTGAGCAACATCGCGTCGCGCATTCGCAATCGCACGGCGCGGCGTCGCACCGAGCCGCAGGTGACCGGCAAGAAGAAAGGCATCAAAACGATGGACTTGATTCTGGTCATCATCGGCGCGTCGTTCGTCTGGTTTACGCACCGTATGCTCACGCTGTACGAAACGACTGGCGGTATTCCTGATACGTTGTGCCAGTGTGTGTTTGCGCTGCTCGGCGGCGAGTGCGGCGCCATGAGCTGGATCAAGACCACCAAGGATAAACAGCAGGATCGGAAATGGGCGGAGGAAGACCGGCAGAGAATGGAGCGCGAGGCACAGCAGCCCGCGCAGGACTTCGAGCCGTCGTTCACCGCTGAACAGAAGAACCGCGACCAGTAAAGGAGACATGAAATGTCGCTGATTGGAAGCACAAATGAAGAGAAGATCTGGAACTACCTGAAAGCCAAGGGACTACCCGATTGCGGGATTGCCGGTCTGATGGGGAACTTGTATGCGGAAAGCTGCCTGATTCCCACCAACCTGCAAAACAGCTACGAGAAGTCCCTCAGCTTCACCGACGCCGCCTACACGGCTGCGGTGGACAACGGGACGTACCAGAACTTCGTGAAAGATAGCGCCGGCTACGGTCTGGCGCAGTGGACATATTGGAGTCGGAAGAAGAACCTGCTCGACTTCGCCAAGAAGAAGGGCAAGAGCATCGGCGACTTGGAGATGCAGCTCGATTTCCTCTGGAACGAGCTGCAAGGCTACACGGCCGTCATCTCGACACTGAAAACGGCGAAGACCGTGCGAGCTGCATCCGATAGCGTCCTGCTGAACTTCGAGCGACCGGCAGACCAAAGCGATGCGGCGAAGGCCCGCCGCGCTGGGTTTGGCAAGAAGTTCTACGACAAGTATGCCACCGACTCCACGGCCCAGAAAGGAGTGTCTGGAGTGAGCAAATGCTACGCTTCCGCCGTGGTCGCCGTCGCAATCGGCGAACTCGGCTACGTCGAAAAGGCGTCCAACAGTCAGCTCGACAGTAAGACCGCCAACCCCGGTAGTGCGAACTGGACAAAGTACGCCAGAGACTTCGACGAGAAGTACCCGAAGTGGTACAACGGCAAGAAGAACGGCTACGAATGGTGCGATATGTTCGTGGACTGGTGCTTCGTGACCGCGTTTGGCTATGAGAACGCCCTGCGGCTGCTCTGCCAGCCCGAGCGCTCCTGCGGCGCTGGCTGCACTTGGTCTGCGAAGTATTACAAGCAGAAAGGGCAGTTCTTCACGTCCAACCCGCAGGTGGGCGATCAGATTTTCTTCGGAACGTCGATTGACAACTGCACCCACACCGGCCTCGTGGAGAAGGCAGATTCCTCGAAGGTCTACACAATCGAGGGCAATACCAGCAACAAGTGTGCGCGTCGCAGCTATGCGCTGAACAGCGCGAAGATCGTCGGCTATGGCCGTCCGAAGTACGACGGCGCTGGAACGACCACGCCTGTCACGCCGACGAAGCCCAGCGCCGGCGGTCAGACAAGCGGCGCAGACCACAAGATCGGTGACATCGTCCAGTTCAACGGCAAGACGCACTACGTCAGCAGTCAGGCGATGAACGGAGTGCCCTGCAAACCCGGCAAGGCGAAGGTAACAAGCATTGCGAAGGGAGCAAAGCATCCGTACCATCTTGTCAATCAGGGCGGCGGCTGCACCGTCTACGGCTGGGTCAATGCTGCCGACATCGGCGCCGACTCTGGCGCGGAGCAGGCGGTCTATACGGTGGTCGCCGGCGACTCTCTCTGGGGCATCGCCCAGAAGCGTCTCGGCAATGGCAACCGCTACAAGGAAATCATGACGCTGAACGGCTTGAGTTCGACCGTGATCCGTCCCGGTCAAAAGCTCAAGCTGCCGTCGTGAGCACCCTGAGATGCGCGGTCTGCGGAAAAGAGATCGTAGAGGTCAAGCCGTGCATCTACAACCAGAAATACGGTCCCACCTGCGAAGAGTGTTGCGAGAAATGCCACGACACGGAGCCTTTTCCGTGTCCAGAGTATGACCAGCGGCACCCGAAGCAGGAACAATATTAAGCGGCCCTGAGCCGCAAGTCAGGAGGAAAATGCAATGGATTTTCTCAGCGTACTCGAAATCATTGTGGTCGCCATCTGTGCGATCACCTACGGCTTCATGCTTTTCTTCAAGGTCAGAGGCAACGTCCTCGGTGCGGTGAGCGAACTCATTGCACTGGCTGAGGCGTCCGGTCTGACCGGCGCGGAAAAGATGTCTCAGGTCGTCAACGGCCTGTACGTCAAGATCCCGGCCCCTCTGAGAAAATCTTCACCCCCGAGCGCCTTCAGAGCATCGCCCAGACGATTTTCGACTGGATGCGGAAGTATGCCGACGAATACAAGGCGAACAGCGAGGCAGGCGTGGTCAAGACGCCCGAAGAGGTGAAGACTGATGTGGCGGTAGCCGCCGCTGACCTCGCAATCGAGCTGCTCAAGCTGACCGTTCCCGAGCTGAAAAAGAAAGCGGAGGAATACGGCATTGAGCTGGACGGTCTGACCCGCAAGGACGAAATCCTGCGAGCCATCATGGAGGCTGTCCTGAAGAAAGCGTAAACAGGCTTCAACCTCCGGCCTGATACGCCCGCCATGCAGAGGGCTTGCGCCCCCTCGCTGGTCCTGACAACTGCATAGCGGATAGATGAAGAATGCCCCGTTTCGGCCCTTGCGGTCGGAGCGGGGCATTTTTTGTTTTTCTATACGCTTGCAAGATACCACCAAACCACGCAACAAGGCCGGGAATAAGCGCGAGGGGATATAGAAGGGTAATTTCACCACCGAAACGCAAAAGCGCTCACAGGGGCGGGAAATGGCCTCCCGCGGCATTGGAGCAGAAGGATCACATTCGCACGGAAAATCAATACACATTCTGCACAAATCTCGAAGTTCGTATTTTACAAAATGTTCTCACGGGCATTTCAGAACTTCCAGATATACTTTTACATCTTCGCGGAAAACCCCGCTAAAAAGCTCCAAATGCCTTTTACGAGCAATCAACACCATAGAATATCCGGAGATAATTTTTCTGCAAAATCAAGAAATTCTTATTGACTTTGCAGCCCGGTAAGTTATAGTTAAGATACGATAAACAATACCAATCGGTAACGAAAAGTGACCGATACGAAATGGCGAAAAAAGGAAGACTACAAGGACTTCATGAAAGAATGGAAGGCTGGCAAGGAGGCGTACAACAGATGAAAAGTAAACCGATCAAAGTCAGTGGACGGTTGTTCCGATACGATTTCGACCGGTCGGCGGTCGAGTACATCGTCAAGGCTGATGCGGAGACCATCGACGCGGAGATTGAGTGGGAGCAAAAGCACGGCTCTCAACTGTACGGTGTGGGAACAGACGGCTACATTGTTCTCGCATCCGCCGGGTTGAGAAAAGAAAATTGGACGAACACGGCCGCTCGAAAGGAGTACCTGAGCGAGTGGGCGGACGAGCTGAGCGAGGAAGAGAACTGTTTGGCGGAGGACTTTGTGAAGAACGAGCTGCCGTATCTGAAGGAGGAAACGAAATGACACCCGATCTGATTGGAGAAGCGGTCGTAGACCTGATGGTTTTGGCTGGGTTTATGGTAGTGCTCGGAATCGGCGCACTGATCGCCGACTACGTATTCCCGCACATCCCGTTCATCCAGCGATACCTCGACAGCCTGCCGGACTATGAGGATGACGAGGAACTGTATCAACAAGAAATGGCGCGTGTCCGTAGGAAACGGATCGCCCACAGAAATAGGAGGAACGCCAGATGAAAGCAAAAGAGTATTACGCAAAGTACAAGGATCGCATCGCATCTGTTGACGACAAGGAGAGCTTGCAAGGCGTATGCGATATGCTCCACGAGTTCTGCATGGAGTCGAAGGAAATGGTCGCAAAGCGCAAGGTTCGAACGGACTGCGGCGGCGTCGCTGTTCTGCGTGAGCTGAACGACAAGTACAACGCTGTGTGCCGAATGTTCGAGCGAGACTATGGAGTACCCATCATCAAGAAGGACGGCTTCATGTCCTACTGGAGAAAGCAGATTCCTGAGCTGGGTCTGCGCCTGAGCAGAAAGGAGCGTGGAAACGATGCGTCTCGTTCCATTTGAGCGGCGCGAAGAAGTCGAACGGCTCCTCGAATCGTACCGCGAAAAGTACGACGAGCGCTTGGAGTACGGAGCGGAGCGGCTGAGAGATGAAATCGTTGAACGCGGGATGGCTCACCACAGCAATGCAGGGGAGCTCGTAGAAGGGAAGCGGTATGGGTGCATCGGGTATAGCGCCGGAGCTACGGCGATCCGAGGAGGGAGGCAGCTTCCGTATCACGGCGAAATCTATCTCTATGTGTGGGTGTGGAACGGCAAGGAGTTCGTGACACAGGATGCTTGGGGAGGCGTCCACAGCAAAGGGCGACTGCCCGAACCGGTTATTGAATTGAGCTAAGGAGGATGCAATATGTACCTGAAAAGAGATGGAACGCGGGTAGAAAACCTGCCCGTCCTCGCTGATTACGTCGAGGATGATCCCGCTATGGGCGTTGAGACGTCGTACATCGTAGAACTCTACGACGAACGCCACAACCTGCTCGACCGGGTTGAAAACGGTGACGCTTACCCGAGCGAGACGCAGCGACGGTTTTACCTGCTGAAGCACCCCGAAGCAGAGTATATCAGTGTCAAGAGAGTATATCGGAGGGCAATGTGATGGGGAAACGGAATAAGTTCTGCCCGTACAAAAAGTTCTGCCGGGAAGAATGCTATGGCAGCCAGCCGTGCGATTTTGCGCTCGCGTTCGACAAGCTGTCACGGAAGCTGGAGTGGTGGAGGAAGAAGGCTGATGACTTGGAGAGGAAACTGGCCGAAACCGGCAAACTTGTTCCGCGTTTTTACGGTGACTATGTCTTCTCACCGTGTCAGAACGCATTCAACGGAAAGACGAGCTGGTGGCTGAGTAAGAAAGACCGCACAGTAGCGATCTACTGCTTCACAGCAGGAACCACGGCCGAAGTTGACGTGCAGCTCTCCGTAGGCGGCGGACAGGCGTACATCCAGATGTTCGAGGAAAGAACCGGAGGGAGGAATGCCGGGTGTTAGAGTTCTGGAATGAAATGTGCGTCAAGAAGTCCAAGAAGTCGCACAAATGCCAGCTATGCGGTGGCGAGATTCCGGCCGGAAGCGAGTATGTCCGGCAGAATGGTAAGTTCGATGGCGAGTTCTTCGACCGATGCCTGCACCCGTGGTGCCGCTCGGCCATCGAGAAATACTGCCAAGCCACCGGCGAGAACGAATACGACGACTGGGCGGTGCTCGACTACGTTCAGGAAGAAGTCTGCACGGCCTGCCCGGAGTACGAGCACGGGTGTTGCGTCAAGCGCGTAATGACCTGTGAGAAAGTGATTACGAAATACGGAGGGAGCGAACATGAATGATTGCGAGAGCTGCATCCACAAGAAGGTGTGCGACCTATGGCACGAGCAGGAGCGGCAGGATGCTGGATGCTTCTTCCTCGACGACTGCGAGTTGTTCGAGAGCGTCAGGCCGTTGACTGCACAGGAGAGAGCAGAGCTTCAGTTTTACCGCGGTTCCGAATTGGCTCCGTGGCAGGTGCGAGCGATGCGGGAAACGGTCAACGAACAGAAGAAAATCCTCGTTGGATACGAGAATGACCGCGTAAACGCCGACATCAAATGCACGGACACCATCGCGTACCTGAACGACGAGCTGTTCCATAAGCTCGACTACGCCGATTACTCCAACCTGTTCGATCAGATTTCCGGTATTACCGACTGGGAGAACGAAGCGTACGGAGGAAGTAACAAGCAGTACATGAAGAAAGGCGGGAACACAGATGGCATCGAGGCGTAAATTCAGAGTTGGCCCGGTGGTTCACAGCTTCGAAGAATTGTTTCAGCACGACTATTTCATGCTGCGGCAGGGCAGCAAGTGGAAGACGGTCCATAACGCATTCGTGCGGTCATGGCAGGTGCAGTTCTGCTTCCAACAGATCCAGCGCAGCTATCTCCGAGTAGCTGAGAGGCTGACCAATGCAGAGTATTACGCGGGCATGACCGACGACGAACTGCTCGATATGCTCGAAACCGAGGTATGTGAGTTCTGCGAAGGCAAGAAGACGGTCATCGGTTCTTGCGAAGGGCAATGGTGTGAGCAGGCTCTTGCTGCATGGAAGGAGGCTGAGGTGAAATGAAGTTCTTTCAGGTACTTATGCTGAGCGTTGTGGTGCTATCGCTCATTGGCGTACTGGCCGAGGAACGCGGGAGATACAGATACGTTGCCATGTTCGCGGTTTCCGGTGCTTTGTACCTTGCGGCGTGGACATTGTCAATGATTTATTTTTGAGGAGGACACAACATGAAAGAAGAGTTTATCCAGATTTTCAAGGACAACATCAAACGAGACGGAGCTGACGACTTGCTGGCATGGCTGGAGAAAAGCACGTTCTTCACCGACCCGGCCAGTGCGAAGAATCATCTGTCCGAGCCGGGCGGCTTGTGCCAGCACAGCCTGAACGTCTACTACCGCTTGAAGCAGTTCATCGAGGCGGAGGCAGAACGCGACATCAAGTATGCCAGCATTTCCGACGAGACCATCGCTATCTGTGGTCTGCTTCACGACCTCTGCAAGGTCGGCTGCTATCAGAAGGAACCGAAGAACCAAAAGACATACGACCCGACGAAGGTCGGACAGGCGCAGAGATACCAGATCAAGCACGACGATCTCGGCGACTTCATCTGGGAAACGGTGATGGCGTACAAGTTCGACGACCCCATGCCGTACGGACACGGAGAAAAGAGCGTCTACATCGCATCCAGCTTTATGAAGCTGACCCGCGAGGAGTCGTTCGCCATCAGATACCACATGGGACCGTGGGGCAATGAGAATCAGAACGATGTGAGCAAGGCGTTTGATCTGTACCCGCTTGCTCTCTTTACCCATTTTGCAGATATGGCTGCAACTAAGCTCGATGAAACCGAGAACGCATGATGCCGGAGCAACTACGCTGCTGGGGGATAAGATATGAAAGACTTTGAACTCGGCCGCCCGGAGAACGGCTCCCGTTGGGTCGAAGTCACCGGATATAAGTTTCGGTATCAGGTAAGCGAGGAGGGACGGGTCCGAAAGGAGATGCCCGATGGAAGCTGGTTCTACCTGAAGCCATACACGTCTGGACGCGCACGGGCTTGCGTGAAGATGCGGACCGCAGAGGACAAAAAGGTCGATGTCCCTGTTGTTTGGCTGGTTGCTGACGCATTTCTCGGCGGCAGAAGAAACGGTATGGCAATCGTTCATCGGAATGGAGCAAAGTTTGACTGTTCTGCGCGGAACCTGAAGTTCGTGTCACGCAAGGAGTGCGGGCTGATTTCTGCCGGCAATCGCCGCAGACCGGTGTTGAAGTTAGACAGAAAAGGGGAAGTGGTCGCCATCTACCCATCGGTACGCAAAGCGGCGGATGAAAACTTCATCAGCCAAAGCTCCATCTGGCTCAGATGTGCGGGTAAAGTACAAGACCCTTACAGACTCGATGGATACAATTATCAGTACGAAAGCACAAGGAGAGGAACAAAATGAAAGTAAAAATCAATACGCACGGGAACCTGCTGCCCGAAACGCACGGTGAATGGGTTGACCTTTACACCGCGGAAGACGCAGTCCTTGACCCGCTTGACTTCAAGATTATTTCGCTCGGCGTGGCGATGGAGCTGCCAGCCGGCTACTACGCGCAGGTCGTCCCCAGAAGCTCGACCTGCAAGAACTTCGGCGTCATCATGGCGAACAGCGTGGGCATCATCGAGCATAGCTACTGTGGCAACGATGACATCTGGGGCTTCCCTGCGGTGGCTATCCGCCATACGGAGATACCGAAGGGGACGCGCATCTGCCAGTTCCGCCTCGTGAAGCAGGACGAGCCGGTTGAGTTTGAGGTGGTCGAGGATCTCGGCAACCCGAACCGTGGCGGCTGGGGCAGCACCGGAACCGGCAAGGAGGCGCAGTAATGGCTTGGGAGATGAAGTATCAGCCGAATGTGGTGCTGGATTTTGACGGCGTCATCCATTCCTATGCGAGTGGCTGGCAGGGCGTAGACGTTGTACCCGACCCGCCCGTGCCGCTCATTGACGAAGAAATCAAGCGGATCAGAGCCGCGGGGTACAGAGTGGTGGTCGTGTCCACCAGATGCGCCACGCCGGAGGGCATGGGAGCGGTGCGGCGCTACCTTCGGGAGAACGGCATTGAGGTCGATGATGTGGCGGCGGAAAAGCCGCCCGCAAAAGTCTATGTCGATGACCGAGCCATGCTGTTTGATGGCAACCCGAAGGGGCTGCTTGAGAAGATCCAGCAGTTCCGCCCGTGGCAGGAGGGAGGCCCTTTGCGCGGGAAGCCGCCTGTGCCGACCTGCCGCAAGTGCATCGCCCATGTGTATGAGCGCAAGAACGACGGATGGCACGAGGACGAATTTGTCGGCTGGTTCCACACATGGGGAAGCACGTTCGAGGAGTTCGACAACGGGGCTGTTCCCGTCACAACAGGCATCGTCGAGGACGAGAACGGCAAGGTGTGGAGTACGGCGGCGGAGAACATTCGGTTCATCGACTGAGAGGAGAGCTGAAGATGCCGATTAAGAACTATACGACCAAGGTGCCGGCGGTTCAGACCGTCGGCGAGATCCAAGGCATCCTCGCTGCGCATGGGGCGCGGAAGGTGATGATGGATTATGCCGAGAACGGCAGGGTCATCGCGGTCACATTCGCGTTGGACTGCTGCGGTTCCTTGCACGGCTTTCGGCTGGAAGCGCGACCGGATGGCGTCAAGGCAGTAATGGCGAAAGAACGTACCAAGTGTGACGATGAACAGGCCGAGCGCATCGCGTGGCGCAATCTGAAAGACTGGATCGCAGCGCAGGTTGCGCTCGTGGAGACCGAGCAGGCCACGATGGACGAGCTGTTCTTCCCGAAGCTGGTTGACCGGAACGAGAAGACGATCTACGAAGCGTTTCAAACCGGCCGGTTTGCGATTTGCGACGGAGGCGCTGTGTGATGATTGTTTCACTGTTCGGCAACACATATTGCACGAATGCTGACTGCATCGACCCGCGGTGCGATGCCATAAGGGGAGGGATACCTGGCGCTGCCTATTTGCCCACGAAGTGGTGGGCGCGATCTCACGGAAGCGACGTTCCCACGCCAACGCGAAGCCTGAGAAATTGTGAGAAAAGGAGAATAGTGCAAATGTTTGACTACACGAGAGAACACGAGAACGACTTTAGCTTCTGGTATCCGAAAATCAAGGATTGCGGAATCCAAACGCCGCTGACGTTCTACACGAAGCTGCCGAGCGCGGAGGAGGAACCGGAGTATGTGAAGCGGCTGTACGAGGCGTTTTACATGGAGCACCCGAAGGAGGACGAAGCAGTTGTCAAGGCATATCTGGAGGAGCGCGTCATTCCGAAGCTGAAGGAGATGGGGCTGACCGGCCATGTGTTCGTCAAGAACGGTCGCTTCAGCAACAAGTTCAATGCGAACGGGACGTGCAATCTGTACGGTCTGCATGAACTGTACCGGGCGATCATCCTTATCAACTACGAGGCGATGTGCTGCGGAGCAGAGGGGGCGGACGAAATCGTAGTGCGGAAGTTCATAGAGAGCCCACATGGCAAGACACCCTGCATCTACAACGGACTGCCGCTGCGCCCGGAGTTCCGTGTGTTCTACGATTTCGACACCAGAGAGCCGATCTTTACCGCGAACTACTGGGATTACGATTACGTCTACCCACACCTGTACGATGCCACCGACAAGATCGTTTTCGAGCACGAACGCGATAGAATTGAGGGCGCGTTTATGCAGCACAAGGATGCTGTTCAAGTGATGGTCTCCGACGCGATGCGGGACGTGCAAGGGTTGACAGGACAGTGGTCGGTCGATGTCCTGCTGGACGAACAGGGTAAGTTCTGGCTGATCGACATGGCGATTGCACAGCGTTCTGCGTACTGGGAGCTGCGCCCAGATAAGGAGGCATACAGTGAGTGACGAAGCCATAGGAGACATTCCTGAGAAACGGAGCAAACAACCCTCCATCCGCAACTGCTCCAGCGGTTATAGTCTGATTTCCGGAGATGTACACATATCTGCACCGGGCGCAACCATAATAGTCGGCGACGAGTTCTCTCCGATGCCGGAGGGCGCTTTGGAACGCATACTGGAGGAAACCCATAAGCCTCGCTTTGCGTTCGAGCGGACGCTCGACGGCCACAGATACACGAGGAAAATCCGATGAAAGAGCAGAAGTACATCGTCTACCGCATCTACTACGGAGATTGCCTCGTGTATGTCGGGAGAACGAAGCAGCCGCTTCAGAACCGCATCCGCGGTCATCTGTTCAGCAAGCCGATGCACCGCACAATCGACATCGAACAGGTGACCAAGATTGAGTATGCGGAGTTCGGCAGCGAAGCAGACATGAACCTGTACGAGATCTACTTCATCCTGAAGCTGCATCCACCGCTGAATGTAGATGATAAGGCGAAGGATGATCTGAACGTGTCGCTCCCGGAGGTTGCGTGGTGTGAGTTCACCACGCACCTCTGGGAAGGGTGGAGACAGGAAATACAACGGCAGGACAGTGAAATAGACCGTCTACGAAAGCGGTTCTGCGAGATACCACAGGAGATGGCGGTGCTGCGCGGTCTCAGGAGGACTGGTGAAGTCACTGAGTTTGAGTTCGAGGAAAAACTTGACGCCCTCGCAAAGGAGTCGGACGCCGTGCGTAAAGCACTGTATAGGTGCTGAGCGATTGACAAGGGATGGAATGGGGAATAGAATGGAAGCATAATTTTTTGGACGGAGGGCATTCGCATGGGTTTCAGGTACAGAAAGAGTATCAACCTCGGCGGAGGATTCCGCGTGAACCTGAGCAAGAACGGTATTGGGTATAGCTGGGGCGTTAAGGGATACCGCATCACAAAGACGGCTGACGGAAGAACACGGCACACCGCGTCCATTCCCGGAACCGGGATTAGCTATGTCGAGGAACACCGGAGCGGAGCTCCTGAACGGATGGCGGCAGAACCGCAAGTGGTAGATCCACTTGGCGAGTATGAGAACGCTCGAAGCATAGATTCTGTTGAAGCTGCGTCATTGAGATCCGCAGAGTACGGTGAGCTATTTAAGCGAGTCAAGCTGTGCCGAACCGGCGTGGTCGCTCTCACTGTTCTTACGGTCCTGTTCTTGAGCACGCCTCCGCTGGCTGCTACGTTTGCAGTGGCGCTCATCCTGCTTTACGCCAAGGGACGATGTACTATCGAGTATGAGTTCGACGATTATGAGCGCGGAAAATGGGAGAAACTGCGGAGCGCATGGCAAGGTGTAGCATCCAGTCAATCCCTACAACAAATTGTTCTACAGGCGCGGTCAAAGAATACCCGCGTCACCGCCGGCATCGAGAACGGGGTTCAGACTGTAAGAATGACGGCTGGCAGTAAGCTACCGTGGTACATCAAAACAGACATCGAGCCGGTCGTATTTTCGTTCCAGAAGATGAAAATGGCCATCATGCCAGACCGACTGCTGGTGTTCGATAAGCAGATGGGGGCGATTGACTACAAGGATGTTGAAATTAGTCTATCCGCTGTTGGCTTCCTCGAAAGTGGAACAGTACCGAATGACGCAGAGGTTATCAAGCACGTCTGGGCGTACTCCAACAACGATGGATCACCCGATAAGCGATACGCGAACAACAAGGAATACCCTGTGATGAAATACGGCAAGGTAAGCATTCAGACCGCAAATGGCCTGAATGTGCAGTTTATGTGCTCCAATGAGGCGGCGGCAGATAAGCTCAACGAGCTACTCCGGAACAACTGACCGTACGACCCGAATACAGCGATTCCAGCGAACCTAAGCAATGCTTCCTTCAATCGAATGAGATCCAGCGGCTTTAGGCGGCTCTTGGCAGGAGAGATCCTGCTGAGGGCCGCTTTTTTGTATCCGCGGTAGAAGTTTCACATGAAACACATCGGTAACGAAATGATGATACGATATACGAATATGTTGATTGTTAGTGAATTATTTTTCTGAAATATGCAAAATACCATTGACACGGGCGGTAGGCATTGTATAGTAAAGTTACGAACCAAACCAACACACAGAGCCGAAAGGCGGGAGGACATGGAAATGGAAATAACAGAAATTCGCAAACGGCGTGGTTTGGCTGCTATTCACCTTGCGGCGGAGGTCGGCAACTTCATCCGAGACGAAGACACCGGTCGTTCGGTCGAACGAGTGGATATGGCCGGCGGTAAGTACCTCACCTACGACGAACACAAGCGCGTGAATGGGTTCATGAACCTTCCGGACGCGCTCGATTACCTCGGCCTTGCACTGAAATGATTTTAGGAGGAAATGAACATGGAAGACAAGAAGATTACCACAGACGGCATTGAGCTGGTCCCTGTGTGGCAGGTTCTGTACCAACAGGCTTGGCAGAAACGGGCGGGGGATAACAGATTCTGGATTCTCAGAAATCCGGACGCAGACCAGCAGAAAGCGAATTGGGTCGGGCAGCATACGTTCAAGGACAAGCAGAAGGCGATCGATGCTCTGAACGCGCTGATTCGAGACCATAGTAAGGGCGCCAGAACCGAGACAACTGTGTGCGGCGGAATTGGCGTCGACATCGCCATCGACGAGGATACGGCGAACGACGAGCGCATCGTAAACTGGAAGATCCGCAAGCAGTACAAGACTCCGTGGGAACTTGACGAAGCAATGGAGGTGTTGAAGTGAACGACATTGCAAAGATGCTGCTTTCGCAGCACGACAGCTACATCGACGCGCTGAAGGAGGCAATTTCAGCGTGGGAGCAGGCCGATAGCTACGCAGCCAAGTGTGACTTCATGCGAGCCATCGGCGACATCGGCGCCGAAATCCACCACATGAACAAGGTGACCGGTTTACGGTGAGGCGGCGCAATGAAGATAGCTCAAGCGAGAAGGTTGCTCGCCGAAGATGTCGAAACGATGACTCTGGAACGACTCCAGAAATACCGGGTCAAGGTGATCGACGCTTGGCGGGAGAGCCGAGCAGACTACGGTATAGCTCAGGCCGTTAGGGACGGCTTCTACTTGCAGGCCGGTGAGAACGCCTCGGATCATACGCCGAAAGACCTGTGGCTTACGCAGAATCTCGCCAAAAGGCTCGACGCAATCGACCTGAGAGAGCGAGAACTACTGCGGACATGATGACGCACAGCGTGGAGGTGCTGCCAAACCTCCATACAAGGCCGGGAAGCGGTTCTACGGGAGACAAGATATAAATTCACCCCAGAGCAGGAGAAAGCATCCTGTGGCCTCCTGCGGGCTTATATGACCGATTGGCAACGAAAGGAGAACATTACGGTATGAAAAAAGAACTGACTTTTGACGAGAGAATCGCACTGAAAACGAAGCAGCATGGGCTGACTCCGAAGTGGCAGCAGCTCAAGTACGGCTTCAAGCGGGCAGTTTTTGATTGCGACAGTTTTGAGGAAATGTACGCCATTGAGAAGATCGTACAAAGCGTTGAGGATGCACACTGCGACCGCTGGTACTGCGCCGAAGGAGGCGTGTTCGAGGGAAGTGTGTACGCAATGGACGCGGCCGGCCACGCGGAGCTGACACGGCTGATGAATGAAGATTCTGCTCGCCTCGAAGATTGGTGGCAGAGATACCACGTTGCAGACGAAGAGACGCGCCGCCTGATGGCCTGCGGCGCGATTGCTTGAGAGAAGGGGAGAGACAGATGCACAAGAAAATGACAGAGCGCCAGATTGAAAAGCTGGCGTATGAGATCCGGAACTTTCTGCTGAGAAAGAAATTGTGGATGGATGTCACCATCTATTTCAACGGCAAGGCAATCAGCACCGATGACCGAGACGGGCATTATGCCTACAACGACCCGGCAAAGCTGTTCGTTCTGGAAAATCAGGACCCGAAACGATACTGCGAGTACGCTGGTGGTGTTCTGACCATGACCTTCGAGGGCGATTTCTACGAAGTCATGAACTACGGTTACAGGCCGAAGGTTTTGGAGGAGTTCTGGGATCTGCTCGGCAAGTATGGCTTACACTACGAGCTCGGCCATGCGTGGAGCCTGTCGGTCTATCCGAACTAAGGGGGAGCGAGAAGGTGAAGAAGTTTAATTTCGTGATCGCTCCTGCCGCACTGGTGGATGCAATGCTTGGAGATCTTGGTAATGGACCGGCGTCAATCAACGGGGATCGCTCGTCCGGATACTTCGTTGTCGCAAAAGAAACCGATGGAGAAGGCGAAGTAACGGCGGCACTGATGGAGAATAAGGCGTTCCTCAAACCGGAGGAACGGTTTTACTCCGTCCACCTGATTGATGACATCACAATGGCGGACTGCGAGCTGATTTGTACGGACGACCTCGGCCACCAGAGCCTCGCTCGTACCATCGAAGAGATGTACGTCGGCATCAGGAATCGCATGAAATAAACGCCAATGTGGATAATATGAAAAATATTTGCTCGGACTATTGACTTCTACGCCCGGTCAGTTAAGATAAGTACGATGAAACTTACCAATCGGTAATGTAGAAAGGAGATAGTGGTAATGCTCATGGACTTGGTGATGGAGCTGGTGACAGCGACCGACCCGAAGGATAAAGAGCGGGCTTATCGCAAGCTCGAAAAGGTCGGGGTGGACAGAACGACCGCCGACGTTATGGCGGCAGAGTTCTGGAAGGAGGGGCAGAAATGAAAAAGAAAAAACTTTGGATCCGGATTTTGGCTGCT